GAGCTGCTTTCTTGTAATCAATTTCTAAGTTGTCCATAATATAAAAACTGTGTTAAACTACTTTTATTGTAGCTTGACACAGTTTAATTTACACTCTCGATTTAATTCCATCTTTCGGCGGCTCTGATGCTCCATATTTCGCTGACATGATAACAGAGCCTATAGAAAAATTCGATGCAACACACTTCCCTGACGGACGAGAAAAGAACAAGGCGGTCACCATGTGGTGAACCGCCTTATCTGTTCCTATCCTTCTAGTAAATCAACAATCTGACCATAACCACCTACAGCCATGATAGGGCAGAGTATCTTCTTGATAAGGATAATGTCCTCGGCTTCGATGTCCACGTTTTCGGCATCCTTGCCTATCTTGCAGGCTACCCGATAAGCACGCAGCTTTTCTTCGCCCGATAGCTGAATACTCTGATTGTCTATCACCTCGAAGAGCACCTTACCTACAATATCGCCCATAATCTGTGGCTTGTAGGTTTCCTCTCCGCTCTCGTTCTTTACTGGTGATACTATCACCTCACCCTTCCAATTCTTGAAAGGTACATTAAAATTCTTTTTCATATTTATTTTTGCTTTTATGATTATCTATCCGACCAATTCAAGTCATTTACTCCGCTCCAGAAGATACCACGACCGAAATAGGTCTTATCCTCCTGGCTAGGAATAAGTAATTCTGGGTTTATATATACAAGATTTATTGTTTCTCCACCATGAAGTTGATGCCATCCACCGACATCACAGAAATATATTTCATTATTACGGTCATTGGCATTTATTGCCATCCAACGCTTACCTGTTCCTCCAGGTACAAACTCGTAATAATATGTAGCAATTGCTCTAAGAGGACTGAATACTACTATATCAATAGGACATCCGGACAAATTTTTATTAGGACTATACAATGGAATTTTGTATACGGTTTTATTGTCATAAGAAACACGCTCTAGAGGCACAGGTATTCTTTCGCTATCGTATCCGTCAGGATAAACTTGCATAACATCCCCAGATACTACTGCCAATGTACTCTGTCGATGCCCAAAGGCTGAACGACACCATACATTACTAGCATAGAAACGCCAACCCCTTTTCGCCGCAGAATTATATCCTTGATTATAAATATCTGCATCAAATGTTATACGTCCAGCACCATCAAAATATATTGAACCAGCGATTTTATTTCCATCAGAACTAACAGCAGTCAATCTGTAAAAAGAGCCTGTCACACTCTTCAGTTCTCCTGCGAATATACCCTTATACGCATATATATAACCATCTTTCGTTACTCTGAATGGCGCATCCTTTGCCAATGCTGCACCAAGCCAAAGCGGACACTTATCACTACCTACTACAGCATCATCTTTATCGAAGTTACCAAAATGGCCTATGATACTTGCACCTTCCGAACTCCTTGCATAAACATGGTTCACATTGATAGTCTCTGCATTAATAAGGTTAGCATTGAGCTTGCCATCTTGGGCAAAGAGAACAACTTTATCTTTATTGTATATAGTTACCTTATCGCCCTTAATAGCAACTTGATTTCCGCTAATAACAATACCAGCCGAAGCCAAATCCTTAACTAGCTGAGAGAAGTTCCCGATAGGCGTACTCTCATTCGTTGCAGTAATGAGACGAACAATCTCCGTCTCACTAGCTGTTTTTGGCTTTCTGCCTACCTTTACAACACCTTGCGCACTATGTCCAGCCATAGTATACCTCCTTTCTTTTTATACGTTAGCGTCAATTATCTCAACTGCCTTTCTAGCAATTTCCTTTGCGTGGATGCGCCACTCTTGCATCGCCTTATACTCTGCAATATACTCCTCACGCTTGCTATCATCCAAGGAAATTGATGCCACAGCACTATTCTGAGCCAACTCGAAGTTAAGACGAATGGCATCCATTTTATCAGATGGGTACTTATCTTCGATGATGGCTGACGCTATTGCATCATAGCTGCGGATGCCGCCCCGAATCTCGATGTATTCAGCACTATACGCATTATCACCAACAACTACATAGCCTTCTTCGTCTTCCTTAGGAGATGACTTCACGTAGTCGTAAGTTACACGCATCCAATCACTACTAACCATAACTGAAACGTTCTCCTTTGGAGCTTCTCCAACCAAATCAAAATATGTTTTCATATCTGTCTTTATTTTTAATGTTTAACAATCCTGTTTAATCCAAGTCGTAAGTAAAGTTACCACCACGAAGGAAGACTATAGATGCGAAAGTTTCCAATGGGTAGATGTTTTGTTGCCTTCCCAAATTAAGTTTTTCAATGATGCGCTTGCTTGTAGTACAGAACTTATATTTCTCACTATTAGCATCATCCTTGAAAGAAAACATCACCCAACAGCGACCACTCTTATTGGCTATCGTCACATTATCCTCGAAATCGTGAATGATTATCGGTACATGTGTCTGTGCCAACTCTGCAAGTTTCTTTTCCTGTACGTCAAAGACACGCTTACCATCTTTATCCACATTTACTTGACTTGTAGTAATTCCATGTTCTTTAAAACTCATGTCATTCTCCTTTAATATCGTATTCCATAAATTCGTACATTTTCCCCATTTAGCTATTCCCCAATAGGAAGCATACAACTCTTTCCTTCTTTTGCGGCTCTTTACTCCATGAAAGCTTTTCACCATGTTGAGTTTGGTACGCTTACGCATTCTCATGTTTTTACGGGAAAATACATATCCCACAAAGTCGATGCTGCGACCATCTATCAGCTTACTCTCATCCATCAATGGTGCAACATAGCTACTACATTTCACTACCATTCCCATACGACTAAGAATATCATCAAAGCACCTCAATAACTCATTGGCTTCTTCTTTGGTTCTAACCATCGCAACTATATCATCGCAATGCCTATGATAAAACTCTATGTGCAATTTCTGCTTGGCGTATCTGTCGACTTCCGAAAGTACGAGATTGCCGATTATCTGATTGATGCAGTTACCTAGTGTTATACCCCGTTCTTCCCCTACATAAGCAAGTGGAGTATTCGAAGTCCAAGGACACGTTGCACGTTTCTTGGCATCTTCTTCCAGCAACAAAGACTCAATATCCGATTCATAGTCTAAAACCGTCTTCTCTATTAGTTCTAAGAATAGGTCATCATCAATGTACCTTCTCAACGCATTCATTACAACCTTGTGAGGCAAAGACGGATAGAACTTCCTTATATCTAGCTTTACTACGTAATGAAGATTAGGATGCTTACGCAATAGCTGTTGGGTTCTCAAAGCTGCGAATACTTGACCCTTACCCTTTCTTCCTGCCGAAGAATCGTATATCAGAATCTTCTCAACTATAGGCTCGAACACTACCTTAATGGCATGATAGAGGATATTCCAAGGCATGAAGTGTTGTGGATATATCACTCTGTCCTTATCCTTTGCGTGAAGAACCCTAGGACGATAAGGCTTCGTAGGATATTCTCGCAAAATTATCATACTTTGAATCTTTTCGAGATTTGCAGTCTCATTTTTAAGAAACTGCTTCACGTACCAAGCTTCCTTATCTTTTACCACACTTGTTGCATCATTCGCACCTTGCAATAAAGTTTCCATCTTTATCACCTTGTCAATAAGATGCCTTGCTTTCTTTGTCATTATTTCAAAGAGTCGCTTATTTTTCCTCTCCCTAGGCTTTTCTCCATACTGGCTGCATGGCTACATCACCTAGCTTGTCTGTAATTTAATACTGACCTTTCTGCGTATATGTTTTGGCAGTCCACTAAAGACCGCCAAGGTTCACGAAACTCAATCGAAAATGGTTTCTCTCTATAGGAGAGACTACTTTTCTGCCTTGATTGATTTTATAAGTTAGACGAGCACCGTAATTCGTCCAGCGGTTATCGAAAGCGTTATTCGAATTGACGCAACCGAGACCGCTGTGCGACTGGTTGTTGGAATTGCCACCCCAGATACAGAGCTTATGTTTCGTTCCACCTTTTATGCGAGTTGTTTGCGAATTTATGTGAATGTTAATAATTTAATTATTAAACTCTTATGCTCGCTCGCTACGGCTCGCTCGGTTTTTAATTGCCTTGCTTGCCATAGCTTGCTTGCGTTTTTTGGTGCTGCTGACCCTAAAGGTCAGCTCCGTTTACGATTTTCGGTAATGCGCCATAATAAGCGAGACGAGCACCGAAACGCGCCCAGCGGCGATCGAAAGCGGAATCCGAATAGACGCAACCGAGACCGCAGTGCGACCGGCTGATGGAAGCGCCACCCCAGATACAGAGCTGTCCTGTAGGCTTACTAGTGTTGTTGTAGCACCAATACTTGTCACCCCAACGACTACCAGAGCCGCCGCCACTTTGTAAAGGTATGAGGTCGAAATGTTCGCCAATTACCATCTTTGCTATCCACGTTTCCGAACTTCCTAATCGTTGAATTGTGCGATATGTTCCCGTAGGATGGCTGATAAGCTCTGCATCGGTCGGCAGTCGATTACCTTCGTAAATAAACGCCTCCAGTCCAGTCTGTCCTTCATTGTTTACATTACCGAAATAGATACCTTGTCTCATTTCCCATTGCCAGTTGTACCAGTCCTCGACACCAAAGAGAGATACACGACAAGCATTCGGTGCATTAGTTAACGTGATAGGTATCTTACCGCAACTATCTCCAAATGATATTGTTGCACCCGTCTTCAACTGAGAAGCTTCACCCCAGTTGTCTGCCCATTCACCTTCACCGCCAACACCATTTCCGATATTAGCTTGTACGTTAGGATTGCCATACTCGGATAGGTTTGTCATCATTCCCCATTGACCATGCTCGTAGCAAGTGATACCATAATCCTTACCATTGTTTCTAGCGAGAATCCAGAAATCACGGATAGTTCTGCTTCCTGATGTATCAATGTTCTTACCGCTACGAGAATGAAGAGCATTACCAGCAACACTACCCATGTATGCACCAATCATCGGATGCTCGATATAATAGCCACCAATAGGATATTGTGACTGCCATACAACATTGCATCCCATTGATGCATCATACTTAACGACAAAATAAAGGCGTGGAGCTACTACGAACACATCACCTTTCGTTTCGTCAACGGTCGTACCATCCGCAAAAATCGAACTATTGATTGTGGATAACTTAGCCATCTTCTCACCTCCTGTCTTCACAAGATAGCGACCGATAGACCTTTTGTACTCTTCCCATAAGGATAGGTTGCCTATTCTACCCCAATTCTGACTATCTTCATCTTGTTTGATAGGTATTCCCCACGCTATCAATGCCAAGTCAAGTTGGTTAGTCTGAATAGAGTTAGCTAAATCAGACAGCTTGATACGTCTGAGCGAACCGCCAACCTCTATCAATAAGGTATCACCCTTAACCATTGATGATACCGCTGCTACTGTTGCAAGATTTTTCATATTTTGCTATTTTTATGTTACTAAATCAGTTACCAATTAAGTATTCTCCGTTCTCATCAACGAGAGGTTCAGAGCCATCAGAGAAGAAGTCGAAGCTCGGCTTGTATTCAGCATCGCATCTTATCTCCAGCTCATCATCAGCAGTTTCGCCTAATCCTGTATCAGAGATATTGAATATAGCCGTATCGCCCTCTTGCCATTGCCTTGTAGTTGTAGCACCAGCATTCTCGGCAATAGTGCTCCAACTCAGTTTGAGTACGTTAGCAGGGCATTCCACGATGTTACCCTCTGAATTAACAAGAGCAATCTGCTGTCGGTTGTCAACTCCAGGAGATATGTCTACGTTCTGTCCTGCCGATACGCTATACTTCGGATAGGTTCGGGAGACAGATATTTGCTTGTTACATACTTCCGTATCGCCTACATAAGCCTTGATAACGTATGATGCCGAATCAATAAGTCTTAGGTCGAGCGTGATATAGTTATTACTAATTGCTACCACCTCATTCATTCCTACGCTTATCTGTGTCATCGAAGAACCGCTCATCTTGTAGAGCTTGATAGTGTAGCCAGAAGTAATACTCTTTGCTCCCTTGTAGATGTGGAGAGGAATCTTTCTCAGATAAGCCTTTTCGTCAATGCAAGCGTTCCTTACAGCATCAGATGCCGCTATCATTCCATGAGCCACCTTGTAGTCGTACAGAAGCAGTCTGTCTGTCATTGGGTTGTAGATGATAGTCTCATCATCATCAATAGCCATTGAATAGGCATCATCGCTCTTTGCAACCGTGTTCAGAACTACCTCATCTGTAAGGATAGGAACATTGATTTTGGTTCGATAGTCAACGATGTCAGCCTTGAACCTCAGAGCAAATCGTTCTGTTACTGCTACATTACGGAATATGGTAAGGTCTCCACGTGTAGCACCATCCTGATTAATTGAGTAATCCGATGCAGCCCATACATTGTTTATATCCTCGCCGTTGACAAGCCACACCATGTTGGCAAGTACCGCATTGGCTTGCTGATACTTCCACGTTCCATCGCTTGCGTAAGCTGTGATGTCTGGGTGCAGAACACAAGGTGTGTTGGCTCGGTTAGGCTCGTAGCTGCTGTTAGCCACGTTATACACCTGCGTGGTAGGAGAGCCGCCCGACACACATACGATTGATTTTGCCGTATTGAGCGGTGCGAAAGACCTTCTTATTCTTACTGCGTTGTTTGTTGCCATAATTCAATCCTCCTATTTTACCAATTTGCCGTAAACAGAACATAAGCATCATGCTCTGTACCGCCATAGTCGCTCTCAGATTTTGCGATTGTGATAACGTTAGAATTTACTTCCTTGATAGGCTCATTATTGTCCTTGTAGGCTTTAGCGTTCCACGAAACATTTGCTGGATTTACGATTGCATTCGTTCTTGTGTTCTTGATCCGTCCTGTTATCGTTGCAGCCTTATCGCCTATGAGATTTGATACTTCCCCGACAATTACGTATTCGTCTGCGTTATCGGTCATCACCTTACCAGCTCTGAAACAAGAATTCTGAGCATCCTTGTGATAGAACTCGCAAGTAATGAGGGTAGAACCGTTCACCATATCACGAGTAACCGTGAGGGTCTTATCACTTCCAAGTACTTTACCTGCCGAGTTCTTCCACTTAACTGAGAAGTCGGTAAGTTCCGTTGTGGATAGCCACAACCTTGCTGAGAGTGTAGCTGTGTCCTCATTCTGAGCATCTGTCAGTATCGAGCGGTTGGCGGTTATCCATCCCATGTATGAGTTATTGCCCATAGGTTGTATGAGAATCGTAACGAAGCCGCTAATATCCTGTGTACCGCTATCACCGATTGTGGCTGTACCGCTATACGTAAGAGTATCTGAGCTTGAAGAGCTGCCAGATGCAAGGTTCTTAAATATCTTCAATCTTCCGTATTCATCCATACCGAACTTGCCATCACTAGTGAGCCAAAACGTTCCACTTTTACTATCGGTAAACACAAGCAACGTATCACCATACTTCCAATGATGGTTGCTGAGAGATACAATATTGCCTTTCGCACTCTTAACAACAGGAGTAAGGATAGGTCGAGCCGCATCGTCAGTCTCCCAGTTAGGGAATGGTGTAGCGTTGTCATTGTTGGCATCCACGCCTTGAAATAGAGGCTGTGTACTCTCTATTGAGATTGACAAAGAATCGTTGTTACGAACTCTTCGTACAGGTATACAACCTTGTGCTGAGTAATTAGTAGTATCTGCCATCTTTATTCCTCCGTATTTTTAAATTGTTCCAACTCTTGATCGGTCATAGCCTTGCCACCGATATTCTTAACACGCTCATCCAAGGTATCACCTTGAATATTGTTGCTCATCAGGATTTCCTTCTCATTGAGTATCATCTTGCCGTGAGCAGTGATGTGGGTGTGCAGGTTGAATCCGAGACCCAAAGCCTGCACCTTGTCTAATATTACATACATCATACGCTTATTGTTCCTTTTGCTAGTTCAACTTTATTACCCCAAAAAGCAGTGATGGTGAAGATACAGCTAGTAGAATCACCTATATCATCTTCTTCGTCAGTCCACGCAATATCTATCGTTCCATCAAAGTTCTTGACCTTATCCTTATTCTGCCAAGCCGCATCATTGACAGCATCACCACTATCACGCACGATGTTCCACGATGTAACTTGGGCTGTTATATCCTCAAAACCACGTATCACGGAACATTCTACATGGTTTGTCTCTCCCTTGTCTATCCATTCTCCTGTGCTCTGCGTGATATTGAGTGTAGCATCAAGGATGGCATTCTGCGCCTTCCAGAAATCATTACCCCTTGCAGGTTCACTCGTTACATTTGTTCCTTCTGGTGCAACACATAACCAAGTTGTTCCATTGTGTGTCACTTGGTCGTAGTACGTGTAGGTATCTCCTTGTTTCCAATCGCCACGATAGTTTATGGTCTTAACAATACTTCCGTCTACGTTAACTTGCTCGTAGTACTTAGTATAGAACCGCACCTTCTTCGGGCTTATCTCGTAGACTAAATTGTTATCACCGAGTGTATAGCTATGTACGTTGGTATAGCCTACTTCTCTAGGAGCGTTGTCACCATAGGTTTCTTTGATAACGAAACTCATTCTGTTTGTGTTCGTTCTGTTACCCATGAGAACAATAGTGTCTCCAGCAGCAGGGTTATCGCTACCTTCTGCTTTATCAGTAGCAGAGATAACTATCCATGAGAATTTCTTTCCGTCATAGAGGATATTATTGTTTGCATCCGTTATCTCTTCGTTATCGGTTGATACCTCAGTAATCTTACGCCAATAGAACTTGTTCGATACATTCTCATATACGCCAGCCTTAATGTTAAAGGTCTCACATCGAACTTGGTCATCAACCTCAAACATATTCGTTGTAGCGGTTGTACCATCGTCTGCTAACAAATAACACTTCCAACCAGTCAGCTCGTTTGTGTCGTTATAAATCTCTCTTACCTCGAATATCTTACCAGCCGAAGGTGAGAAAACGAGATTACCGCCTACGAAGGTGGTCTCACGTATTGTCAAGTTGTTGAAGTATGCCTTTCCCCAAACGCTAATATCTGTAACGTTCAAACCAATTTTTCCATCCTTGCGTCTGTAGAATCCAAAACCCGACTGCATAGCATCATCGTAATCGGCAGAGTTCAGAAGGTTGATGGTTACGTTTCCGTCGGAATCTATGTAGTATTTGGTCGATTTACCTAAACGCAAGCCTTTCAGGAAGGTGATTAATCCTGCAGCCGTATCATCCTTATCCTTAGCAAGGAAATGCTTTACACCGAACTGACCGAGATAATGAGGGGTAACTACGGTATCATCGCTTGTTTCCAGAGTGCCGTTACTGTCAGCAACGCCCTTCAGTTCATGCCCACCTAAGAAAAGACTGGTTACACGGGCTACCTTTGCCGACAATTCACTGAAAGTTGCCTTCAGAATTTCCTTCAGAAAGGTGATGGTATCTGATACGGAATTATACCGCCACCATGTGCCTTCACCACCGCTGGCTATTGCCTCGTCGGTAGCCAGTTTGCCGCATTCAAAATGCTGTTCCCATTCTCGCTTTCTGGTATTGTCGGCATCGGTCTTTACGGCAGATATGATACCGCCTGTAAAGATATAGTAGTAGGCCTCATTACCTATCTGTTCGCCCCCAGTTCCTGAAGCTGTTATAGCCTTTCCGTAAATATCTATCTTCTGACCAGGGAACACGACGGTAGCCTGGTTATTATCGGTGGTAGACTGTCGTGGAATGGCGATATACACATACTTCCGTTCGCTATCAGGAAAGATAGAAGGGTAGGCAGCAAGCGTCCAGCGCTGATAGTTGTGACCGGCATCATAGCCCAAGCCGGGCACATCGCTCATATAGCAGAGAACGGAAGCACCCGATACTACACTACACTGGATGTAGTCAGGCTCTCCCATCGCATTGAGCTGGATATATAGAGCAGTGCTCGAGATCCAATAGTTTGTACTTTTTGCCTCTGTTGCCATTTTTATTGTTTGGATTTTTATTTATTTATAAGGCAAAGATAAAGGTTTTCGATTTTTTAGTTGGGACAAAAAACCCAGCGATGGAATCGCTGGGAACGGAGGCGAGAGGGAGACACGCAGCTCGCGCTGGGCTAGATGGAAGCGAAAGGGTTGCCGTTGATACCTAGAGTGGCGGTAAAGGAAACGGAATACATATTCTTGTTGGTTTCGTCCTTGATGGTTATCTCGTCTTCAAGATTGATGATACAAGGAAGCCAGGCATCATTCGCTTTCAGCCATACGTACTTAGACATCAGGAACTCATGGAGATACCACTGCTGCCATGCCTTGGTAAGCGGGTCACTCTGATAGAGCCAGCTTTCACGATCATTCTGCTTCTGAATAGCAGCACGGGAGAACTCATTGAAGGTTTCCTGAATAGCTTTCGTATATTGCGTACTCTCTACACTCATCTTCTGAGAATAGGATTTCGGAACACTGATGCTCTCCAGGCAACCGAAGCGGTTAATGAAACGGAAGGTGGTACGGTCTTCAGCTTCAGAGGACGGTAGAGCATAGATAGGGTGCCCCTGAATGCTCTGCGCACCTTCCTTCGTGATTTCCTGCTCCCTAGATACAGGGGCGGTCAGTGAGCTGCTGGTAGCTAAGTTCTGCCCTGCGCTATAGGAGACAGGATAAACAAAGCTCTCGCCTACAACGGCTATTTCGTGGGTATCAGTCGGTTTGCAGGAGAGAATGGTGACAGCCTTCGTTACGCCCGATTTCAATCGTTCTATATCGCTGAAGGCTCCGGCTATGCAGCGAAGGTTTGTTTCACCTTTATTCTTCGAGCCATCAGCTGGATAATAGACCTCGCCTACATTGGTATGCACCTCGCCGTTGTTATCCATATACTCATCGTAGGCTTTGATGTACCAGCTTACTACCGGATAGGTAGATGGAGTAGCAGTATACTTATAGCTATCCAGCGTAATGCGGAGAGCAGAGGATATATCGAGCGATACATCTCTTTCCTCGGTGTGTTCCTCGTTGGTAACAGGGATGGTGAGCTTATTGATTTCGTAACTGCCAGTACCATTATCAAAATGCACTTCCACGATGACCCGATGGAATGATGGTTTTGTAGCCAAGGAAGGGGCGATGGTAAAGGTTATCGGATTTCCGGCAAAGATTGAACCCGATGTGAGATTGATTTTCAGTGCCATATTTATTCTTTTTTTAAGGGTAAAAAGGTAAAAGAGTAAAAAGGTAAAAAGAACCTTAACCGCTCTTTTGCCTTTTACTATTTTTTTACCTTTTTACTTTTTTACTTTTAAAATCACAAGATTGACTACATCAGAAACGAGCTTGCAGTCTTTCGCCTCTTCTGGAGTAATCTTGATGTGGAACATCATTTCCACCTGCTGGATCATATCGAGAAAATCAATAGACTCAAGTTCTACCTCGTCTCTGATATTAGAAGCAGGGGTTACTTCGTGTTTTACCCAAGATGTTTTCAGGCTATTCACGATAGTGATAATGCGAGAGGTTATTTCTTCTTTTTTCATAAGTTTTTTTACCTTTTTACCTTTTTACTTTTAAAAAGCTTTTGAAATGACGAATGAGGAGTTTGTGCCACCGAATCCGAAGGCATTACAGAGAATATGATGAGGGGAGTACCACTTAGGGCGCATCACCAGGTTCAATTTTGGGAAGGCATTCTCCTCGGTAGTGGCTGCATGGAACAGACGGCCGTATGTAAACATGATGGTAGCTTGCACGGCTTGCGATACACCTGCCATCCAACACTCGTGACCCGTCATACCTTTTGTAGCTACTACGTTCGGGCAGATAGGGAAAATGCTCTCTATTGCCTTTGCCTCGGCTTCATCGCCCATCGGTGTACCCGTAGCATGAGCAAGTACTACGTCTATCATACCTTCGTCCAATCCTGCGTCCTCGATAGCATTCAGCATCGACACTTCTTCCTGATAGCTATCAGGGGTAGTGATGGCCTTGCCGTTAGAAGAGAAACCATAACCGGAAAGGGAAGCAAAGGAAGGCACCTTCTCTTCTTTCAATCGAAGACTATCCGATGGTTCGAGGATGATGCAGGCTGCACCACCTGATGGGGCGAGTCCGTTTCTATTCTTTCCAAACGGTTGCACTCTATCGGGTGAGAAGACACCGAGGGCATCGAAAGCTTCCATGCAATATTCGGTTGTCGTTTCCTGCGCACCAATCACAATTACCATTTCAGTCTGTTTGCTATCGAGCAACATCTTTGCCAGTCCGATGGCGTGGCCACCTCCTGCACAGGCTGCGCTTACAGTGATCGATAAGCCGTGAATACCGAGGATAGTGGCGAGGTTCATACTGATAGTGGAGTTGAGCGAACGGAATAGGGTTGTTACAGGAAGATAACGATTGTGCTTATCGGAATTAACGTGCGTTACCACGGTTTTACTCTCGTAGCATTCAGAATCGTTGCTTACGATGATGGAGACGTTGTGATTTTCCAGAAACTCTTTGTCAACCTTCGCTTTCTTCAGAGCTTCAAGTACGACTTCAAAGACATAGAAGCCGTGAAGGGGCATACACTCGTGTTGCGCACGGGTGAGAATATTGTGGTAATCTTCTTCCCAGCTTGGTACATTACCACACAAATCAGAGTTATAGTTATCACGAAGTTCATCGTGATGCAATCCGCATTTACCCTTGTATAGGTTCATGGCTACTTCTCTTGTATTTCTACCCATGGCAGAAATAATACCGGTTCCGGTAATCAATATCTTTTTATCCATTTTTATTTCATTTTTTATGTTATAAAACATATTTTCTATTTAAAAGCTTTTGCCCTTACAGGGCGTACACCGTTAACTCTACTTCTCCCATACCAGTCTTGGCATCGATGGTGGTATTCACCTTGTCTATGAGGCATTTCATACCGCCTATGTTCCACCATTCCTGCCAGTGGTTCGGTATATCAGCCACTTGCGCTACGGTAGTGGTGCATCTTACCATAAACTTCTTTCTGTTTAAGAGGAAGTAAGCGTAGGGGAGGACGAAGGTATCAAAGAGACCACGGGAGCGAACCTTCTTAACCACCTTACCATTTTTATCTACCTCATCTTTATCACAAAGTACTACATTTTGATACTTCGGATCACTTAACCACGATGGTTCCTTGAAAGCACGTATCTTGAGTGAGAATTTTTCACCTTCGCCCGTTCCTTCCTGAATACCATTATAGTCAAATTCATTACCCATCATATCCAGTGAATCGCATGCTAGGGCATACTTACCAGATACGGTACGCCATTTGGACGTTCCGAAGTGGTCGTAATTATAATCGTAAGACTGACGGGTAGCATCGCTACCACCACCTCGCATCAAAGCAACCGCATATCCCCAGCGTGAATCATCTTGCAACGGAGAGTTGCCATCATCGGTGCTCGACGGGTCGTAGCTTTCTACGAGTGATAGTGTCTGCTGCATGTAGAAATCACAGAAAGCAGTAGAGATAGTCTGATTGATAATCTGCTCCACAAACTCATGCTCCATATCCTCATCTACATAAGCACAGAGGATAGGCTGACCGTCAGCGATAGTTACACCATATTTCTTGCCGTTGTAGGAGTCGATTGCCTCGTGAGAGCCATAAGCAGCTTCTATCTCTTTGAAATAGTTCACGTCATTAAACGGAACAGGAGTAAATTTTACCGAAATATCGCGAACGAAATCTTCGTTCTCATCACTGCAATCTCCATATTCTACACCTTTGAACTGACCTACTTCAAAGAGCACAGGCTTCAAGTCGGCTGTCGTGGTAGCATTACTATTCACTTTTACGCGATAAGCGTTGCCAGTCTTGCGGTCGATATAGCAGTGCTTATCTCCACTACTCAGATTATGGAAGAAATCTATGTAGTCGAGATTGTAAACCGTGGAATTATCGCCACTATCGGGCGCAGGGTAATCGATGTAGTCGTAATCGGTAGAATAACCCATGTTCTTGTTTCTACGGCTATCGAGTACATTCTGACGCTGATCTTTTGCATCACTCTCTGCAGAATAACGCATACGCACACCTGTAATTTTCTCTGTCATCGGAGTCACTGAATGAATATTGGCATGAAATGTTCTTGCCTTATCGCCACTCTTGCGCAGCACATCACGGGTGAGATAGGCTGTTACCTTCTTTTGTTCGTAATCATACGAAAACTTGATACCAAAGGCGCTTTCCAGCGAAGAGATAACGATGCTTACACTCTCATCGGGGAAATTTCCGCTGTTGGCTACCATATTGAGCACGTTCGCCTGAACATTGAACTTGCTGATTTTAGCTTCGATGCTGATACCGGTTACCTTGCCGCCATCATCGCGTACTTCACCTACCTGCACATGCTCGGTTGTACCTTCTGGTGTGCGAAGAGTCAATTCCTGCACATCCTTATCCTCGGCTTTCACGATATTAATCTTTCCACCGCAACCACGGCTTTCCAGCCATGAATTGATATGCTCCTGGCTTTGGAAATAACCCGTCTTGATTTCACCAGCTTTCTTCTTCTTAGCGATGACTTCCGCATCGGTTTTTCGATAATAAGTGCCATGGTGTGGGTGAAGATTAGGTTGTTTTGCGCCTGTAGGATCGTCCTCGTCATACTGATAGCTGACGATATCGTAGCTACATACGGTCGTGAAGAAGCAGAGATGCTTCAAATCCTCTATCTGCATTAAGGCTCGCTTATCGAAAGTTACACCAAGATAGTCAAAGAGGCAATCGAGGAAATAAAGCACATAGAAGCAGATTCCCGACTGCGGACGTTTGGCATCCAATACCCAATAAGGGTAAAGGTCTTCGTTCGTCCAGGTACAATCTTTCATACTAATAACACCGCTCGCCGTCTTCTTGTCATCATCAAGACCATGATGTTTGTAACAGATACGGGCGTTGCAGTAAGCGGCTGCCCTGCCCGCGCCATCGGTTTCGCCATAGGCAGCAGCGGTGTTTATATAGTTGCCGTTACTTGTGATGACAGGCTCATTTACTATATGGTTCTGCGGATAGGAACGCTCTGAGAGTTTGTACGCATCGCCTTTATAATGCTGGGTAGATGTGCTTGTATATTCCTTGCAACTTGCAGGATAAGAGAAACCGAGTGCTTGCGGTTCGAGAACCTTGCTTACGCTTACGTGGGTAGCTCTGATTTCATGGGTTTCCGTCTTGTCATCCTTATGCTTACCTCCGGTAACAAAAACATTAACCTTTACCACAGGGTCGCTCTCTATATCCACCCTTACATTACCGATTTTCTCACCGATGATAATCTGGTCCTTGACCGGAACATCACGACACTGCAGGTCGCTAATAAGCTCGCTGAAGCTCTGGGTGCTGGCATCAATGTTCATAGAGAGTGAATCGGTTATCTCCTCATCGTCCTGCATGACCAAGGTACCGCTGCGGAATGGCAATCCATCGGCATGAATGCGGGTAGGCAGGTGCTCCATGTTTACGGCTTTTACCGCTGCATGCACGTCTTCTATATTCTTTACCAACCAGCGGTTGCCGTCGAGAGGAATAGAGAAAGGATAGGAGAACATTTCCGTATCATTGAACACAGGGTTCTGGTCCTCTATATCTATAGAGAAATCATCGGGGAGCGCTACCGGCTTGTCATTGATTAATATCGTAAGATGCGAGTTCATATTCTTATTTTTTACCTTTTTACCTTTTTACTTTTTTACCTTTAAATAGCCTTTTTACCCTCTTAACATTATCTGTGCACTATCGTACAAATCTATGAGTCGATCGGTAAAAGTTTCGATGGTTGCCGTGCCAAAGGCATTGATTTTCTGATGCCCATGGTCGTGAAGGGTGCCATCGGTAATGAAGACTACACTCTGGTCATAGCTCTCTGCCTCGCTGCCCGTTACCAGGTGGGCATAGTTCCGGGCGATACCGTAACCTGCCTTGATGGTTGCCTTGCTGCCATCCAATAACTCTATCTTGCAGCCTTCATTCATTACGAGAGCGGTAGCGGCATTATGGAGGATGACGTGCGCCTTACCGAGGACGTATATCTTTCGGGAGGAGTAGAGATGTATCACCTCGTCTGTATCGCCCACAAGGACGGTTCCGGTAGGCGAATCTTCGTTGTAGAAGATGCCACCCTGGTTTATATCTGCCTTGAACTCCGGATATACGGCTTTGAAGGCATCGATTACCTGCTGCGGTACCTCGGTGATTAAGCCGTGCCAGTACTTGCGCCACGCCTCGCACATACCCGGAATGCTCTGCGTGCTTTTGAAGGCATGCTGGGATTCCTGGCAGTTGCCGCTCTGGGCGAGGATATTGACGCAAAGGGTTTTAAAGCGCTGCGTGCGCTGTTCTGGGGTTTCTTTATTCTTTGCCATTGCTTTTTTCTTTTTATTTATATGGCAAAGATAGGGGGTTTTTTCTTATTAGGGGGGACATTAAAAAAAAAAGAACCCAGCGATGGAATCGCTGGGAACGGGGGCGAGATGGGAATTATGCTTCGGGATCCTCTTTGGCTTCTTCTATAGTCTTTGTGAGAATAGCTTCATAGCCGGAAAGCTCCTCTTCGGTCACGATGTCAGAGTAATCCTGGCGAAGTTGGTCTATGCGCTCCTTGATGCCTTTCACTCTCGTCTGGGTAGATGGCTTATCCTTGCGAAGGATATACTTGATGCGGGCATCGGCTTCTGCCTTGTGCTTGGCGGCTGCATCACGGGCTGCCTTTACTTCCGGACGGTCGTTGGCAATCTTCTCGGCTACCTGCTCGGCAAAATGAGGGTCACGAGACTGCGCCTTCTCATAGAATGGCTTGAACTGGGTGCGAAGGGTCTGAGGGTCGATAGTAAAGGCTTTCTTTGCATAGGCGATGTATTCAGGATCACCTGTCTTCTCGCTCAGTCGCAGGTAACACTCACCCATCTCTCTATCTACTGCCTTGAAGATTTCCGGAAGAATATCGCTTTCGATTTCTACGGCTCTTGTGGCGAGAGCGGCAATCTCATCCTCGGTATAGATGGCGCTCTTGCCTTGTGCGATGGCTTTCTCATTAGCTTCTGCCATGGTCTTAGCATGCTCTGCCTTGCTTGCCATCTCGCTACGGAGGTCACGCACGGTGTTCACCTGCTCCTGAAGGGCGGTAGAGAGGAACGGACGCAACTGCATCAGGTTTGGCATGGTGGCAGCGATACTTTCGCCGTTTGGGTTGGCTACGATGCCGTTGTAGGTGAGCGGCTGCAAAGTGGTGTCCGGTTTCAACATAGGGAAGAGAGACTGCTTCGCCTCTTCCATGGCTTTCTTTTTCTGAAGTTCGGCATACTCAGCCTGTTCCAGCTTGGTAGGTCGGCCAACACGTCGCTTATCGGTAGCAGATGATGCAGCGTTGGCTTGAGAGTTGCTGTAGCTGTTGAGATAAGCTATCATCTGTCGGGTACGGCGATGGTAATCTTTAAACTTACGAGAGTTCTCAATAAATGAGCGTGCGTTACTTGCACCTTCCAGTAGAGACAATCCCTGCTCATAGGCATCCTTCTGTTCCTGGGTAAGCATTCTTGCGCCGATAGCTGGCTTCAAGATACTGATGATTTCCTGTAATTCCATAAAACTTTATTTTTTAATGTTTAACATAAGATTGGGGTGACGAAAATGCGTGAACCTTCCTGATTGTTATCGTAGCCTTCGCTGCCGCCCTTGTCATTCGATGATGGAACACTGGAGGCGTTACTCGTCGCAGATGATGAGGAACTGTCTTCTGCAGCACTCTCAGCTTTGGCTGCATCGAGTTTGGCTTGCTTCTCGGCTTCCTCTTTCTTCAGTAACCGATGAATGCTTTCCCTTACGGTGATGGCATCATTGTGCGCCGTGGATCGGGTCAACTTATCAAAATTGATAACTGATGTACGCTCCTTAAGATAGGCGGCTACAAGCTGACGTGCCTTCTTCAGCATCTTATCGTTCTCATCGGCTTGCAGGAGACGAGGAATGAAGTCTTCGCCAAATGCTTCTTCCAGATATTCGCTCTGAATGAAAAGCATATCAGGGATGAGACGGACGAACTTATCTCTGTTGCTGTAAATATCGAGATACGGCTGCAAAGACTCGCAGGTAGGGAAAAGCAAATCACGATGGTAGTAGTAGTACTTACTTTCCTGCCAGAGGGTTACGATTTCCTCTATCGCCTCATGCTGCTTCTTCTCGGTTTCGGCTGCATCATCTTTGCCGCTATCGGTTCCTTCATCTGTTCCTTCAGATGAGGAACCCTGGTTACTGTCATCTGAAGGGGTGCTGCCTTCTGCACCATCGCCCGCTGTATCGATAGGCATAGGAGTGTGCACTTCCTTTGCCCATCCCTCCAAGAGGGAAAGCAGGTTATTGAGCGAGGTCATAGCCGACTGGCGGTAGCTTTCCTTGCCTTGAGCAATCTGCTTGTCGGTGGCTACGGCATAGTCGTTGCTGGAGGCTACGTTGATACCGGAGCCATTCACAGAAAGGGCTTGCTTCTCGATGTTCTGCGCCATCGCATCATTCACAATCATGCGCTGCGCATAAAGCAGAAGCTCATTCCATGGGTCGTTGACGTAGGTACCATCACCAACAGCTTCGCAGAAAATTAAAGGTTCTATGCTCGCATATTGCTTGCAGAGACGGTCGTATAGGGATGCTCCCAAGCGAGGCTTCAAGAAGTCCTTTTCGCTGTTGTCGAGCATACCCTGCAGGTTGGCTACATCGTCCACGGCATTGCTGGGGAGGTGGAGCCTGAGTTCTTGATTCGTAAAGAGTATCATTTTTTTTGCTTTTACGTTATTATATATGGACCAGCGATAGAATCGCTGGGAACGGGGACGAGTTAAGAGGCTTCTTGCTTTGCTACTCCGGTCTTCGAGTTATCGAGGGTAGTCAATACCTCCCGATCAATCTGCCATACCAGGTGCTCGTCCCAATCGTTAAATCGGCTCAAAACTTCCAGCGGGCGTATCATCAACTGCTGCAAAGGGGCAAACTGAATCTGCTTGACCAGGAAACGCTCTCTCAGGTCGGTACCGCCCGATGATGCCGTATCGCCAGGGGTGTTACCGATGAGCTTTGCATCAAGTCCCATGGCAAAGAAGATAATGCTGCTTATTTCCTGCAGCTCGGTCTTGTCGGCATTCGCCTGATCATTTGCCTTGGTTTCGATTTCCACGATTTCCCAAGCCTTATGCTCCTTCCCGTCGCTGCCCGTGAAAGCAGAGGAGATGAGCGCCTGACCTGCGTTATCGGGGTTAGAGAGCCAGGTATTGATAGAGGTAAAGATTTCGTTCTGAATCTCACCAATGGTTTTCTTTTTCTTCTCGCCCTGCTGCTGGTAGAGTTTGTTGATGTAATCCTGGTGGATATAGATAACACGACCGATGATGTTGCTGTTGCGCTTTCTGGTGAGGCGGTCATCTACGATAGTGAAGGCGTATTCAAAAATGCTACCGGCAAAGATGGAGTGCCAAAGGGCATCGGCATAATATGGACCGCCGAAATCTCTTGGTGACATGATGAAGCGGGTAGGGCGTTTCTTACGGCTTACCTGCTTCTGACGTGCCTCACGGATATTGCGCTGCAAATCCTTTACGGCTGATGTAGTAGGGAGATAGGGGATAGCGGCTATCTTGCGGTCTTCCTCTTTCTGCACACCGACGTATTGTGTAGGGTCGAGCCACTGGTTGCTGACGTAGGCATAGTTGATGCGGTAGTTCTCGTCCATACGCTCCAGTCGGGTAGTAAATATGCTGCGATGCTTCAGACCGATTACCTTCGGGGTCCACTGGGCAGTAGAAACAGCCTTTCCGTTTTCGTCGAGGGAACGCTGATTAAGCTGAAGTTCTACAAAGCATTGTGACATCAGAGCCATATCTCCTGCCAGGTCGAGGAAGGTCTGCATCAGGTCGTTGTTCTCTATGAAATCACGAAGCTGGGCATTGGTTTCTTCCCATTTGTGGAGTGCTTCTTTCAGAGATTTCATTTCCTCACTATCCTCTTTATCGGAGGATAAGACCTGCGATTGAACCGCAGAGAACGGAGGCTCCTCTTTCTGAGACTGCCCGTTCTGGCTCTGCTGCTCGTTCTGGCGCTTGGCTTCGACGGCTGCCTCTTCCTTGGCTTTGAGGTCGGCTATCTGACCACGGAGCAGAACTCCTGCACTCTCGTAGGGGATATATTTTTCTGTGATGTTTCCGCCTACATACTGGGTATAGTGATACTTGGGGGCGGGACCGCGACCTACCAGTATCTTCTTGATGTAATCAACTCCGGCTGCCGTAAAAGGCGACATGCGGGAGAGCATCCAGATAAGGTTTGGCAGTCGGTTGGACATACCCCATTCCATAAAGCCTAAGCCTTCGGTACCTACGTCTTTCGGTTTACCCATGTTCTCGCCTCCACTCGATGCAAAGATAGTGGAAACCTGCTGTCGTGCTGCAGAACCGCTTGCGTCGCCACCGCTTGCCGACATACCGGCTGTGGTCAGGAGCATGCTGTGGACGTAGTCGTTCCAGGAGAAGACTTTACCGCCACCATTTTTTAGCGGCGTAAAGGCATCCGGGCGAACGGCTACATAGCCTGCATCTTTCAGTTCCTCACTACGCTGTTGGAGCTGCTGCAGGTTGGTTACTCTGTTTCTGTTTTTGCTTGCCATTTTTGCGTTTCTTTTTTATTTGTTGTCCTGAATGTGATGGAAGAGAGAAGGGTGGCGATATACGCGCGCCCGCTTTTTCTCCTTTTCCGAGTGTAAAATTAGGGCTTTTTATGGTTTTGGTGGGGACAAAGAGGGGAGGGGGACCAGCGATAGAATCGCTGGGAACGGAGGCTCCTCTTCTTACTCATAATAAATAATGATCATAAAATCCTTGGCGATGGAGGATATAGCATTACTGATACTACCCCCGATTCCTAACCTTTGGGAGTGAGGGTTGGAGTACCAATCTCCATCGGCTCTGCCTCTGCTTGCGCAGGTTCTTATTCGTATTGTTGGCATAAAAGATTATCTTTCGTTACGGTGGAAATGCAGCTACTCCAGGGGTATGGGCTTGGGCGATGATACTTATCCTGATAACGGCAACCGCCTCTGTCGCCGTGTATCTTGCGATATGCCTTCGCTTCTTCGGTTCTATAGTGGGTAATAATGGCTTGCTTAATCATATTTTATTCATAACTGAAGGCAAGGAGATTATCCTTCGTGTGGAAGGTACCGATGCACTGCATCAGGAAGCTGTCACGGAAGAAGATGGCTTTATCACGATAATCGTTGGTGCCAGTCTGCTTGCGTACTTCCTTGGCGTGCTCTGTTCTTGCCTCGTGAATGGCTAATATCTTAATCATATTCTATTAATACAAGGGGTGGCATATCATTAGGGTCATCCTCTTCCTCTTCGGAAGGAGGAATGCTGCCTTTATCTATTATAACCTTATTCATACTCTAATAATATACCTGTATCAAACTTTTCAGCTCGCAAACATCGGCTATAATTCCATAATACCGATTTACCGAATAATGGAGAATCCTGCGGATTTACCCCCCCACATTCGGGAAATGGTAATCTAACTTCATCATTTTCCTCTCCTCATTTTTTCCATTTCCTCATTCTCTTTCGACAACCTTTCGAGGTGTTCTAGAACTAGGGAGTAGGACTGGGTGTTGACCTGTTCTTCTGTTAGGCCGGCATACTTCTGCATGGTGGCGGTGGTGGCGGTGTAGATTTCCATCGGAGTTTGTGGATTTTTATTATCTACCTTCTGCACCTTGAAAACGTGAGGGTAGCGATGAGCTAGGGTGTGCATGATGCCCGTCCACCAGAAGAGGATGACCTGCCAGTTTGCCTCTGGGTAATTGACGAAATAATTTGCGTTCTCGGTGAACTGCTTTGACTCGTAATGAAAATCGTATTTCGTGATGCCTGTTGTCGGATCGACGTACTGGGTGGTGGTGTTGAAGATGGTGGCAAGGAACATGTTTCTGGCGCTGGCTACGCTCTGAGCTTGCGTCTGAAGTTGCTCCTCGGTGAACTTATCCATCTGCTTCATCTTGACCAGGTTATTGCTTAACTTGGTGTAAGTCTGCATCATATCACTGGCAAAACGGTATTGCTGCCAGGAAAAGCCATCGAGGTCTGTACTCGGACCACGGAAGGCTTTTGCACGACGATACCACTTGGCTTTCTGCCCGATAATCGGATAGGGGAAGCGGGTGAGGAAATTGCCGCTATCTGCATCCATCCAGTCGAGAAGACCTGCGCCCTGAGCGATATACTCAGGGGAGGTTTTATCCTTGGTCTTGGGTTTCGGAGAGAGCCAATAGTTGAGCTGCCAAAGATAGAGGGGGAAGGGGCTGCCGGACTGCGGACCAGCGATAGAATCGCTGGGAACGGGGGCGCAGAGGGAGAGGAGCTTCTTCAGAAGGCTCTTCTTCTGCGGCTCTATGCTTACCAGGTAGTGCTGCTCATTGATAGGCATGCGAGGGTCGGGATAGGCATTGATGCCTATTCCGGCAAAAAGGAAGAAAACGGCTATCTTCACCTTCTGCATATCGAAGGGATGATAGCGGTCTGCCTTGGCTATCTGCTCCTGCATGATGAGGGCAATCTGCTCCAGCTGGGTAGGGGTGCATTGGTTCCAGCCGCGGGGGATGGTGAGGTTTATCTGTTCTTGCATAATCATTTTTTTTTAGTGTTGATTGTTGAGTGTTGAATGTTGAATTGCCTCACGGACTCGATGGCGTATTCCTAATTCAACATTCAACACTCAATTTACCTTTAAAATATGATTTTCTTGCCGCCATTGGCGATGAGGGAGCCGTAATTGATGGCTTCTAATCTGCGGAGCCAGCCTTTCTCAAATACCTTCTGACTAGGGTGCTTGGCGATGATGCCGGAGATGTATTGCTTGCGGCGTACCTTGATGCGGGCGAAGAACTGCTTAGGGTTCTGACTATTGAGCGCCTTGAGGGTTTTGTTGCCTACGATACCATCGGCTCTTACGCCCAGCATGGCCTGTACGAGGGTTACGCCTGGTGTGCCGCTGCTCCATACCCAATCTACCAGAATGTTGGCGATGCTCTGGTCTTTGATGCTATCGGCTTTCCATCGGTTCCAATAACAGCGGCGAAGGATGGCAGTGGCATCGGCTTTGGTGATAAGCTTTACATCCTTTGCATCGATGCGGCCATCATGGTTCTTGTCGTAACCTTGGGTTTGCCAGGTTTTCAGCGTTACGCCCATGTTGGTAGGACCGCCCTTGTCGTTTGGGTGGTTTACGTAACCTCCCTCGAAGGAGAGGATGAAATCTGCAAGAGGTTGAATCTTTGCCATATCTTTTCTGTTTTATCGTTTTTTATTCTGATGGCAAAGATAGCAAATGCTAAAAAGATGGTGGGGACAAAAGAAAGCCTCCCTGCGGCTTTCACAGTCGCAAAGAGGCTTCAAAAAATGTTATCCCAATCTTTTTACTTTAAAAACTTGCACTCGCTAGTGCGAAATCCAGATTACCTAGTTCAAAACAAACTACATCGTAGCGTGAGCGGACATATAGTCCCATATTTTAGTACAATCGTCTTCTTCTGGTTGCCAGTCTGCATCCTGGAAATAGAAGAGATAAGCTGCCTTGATGATTTCATCTTCTGTCATATCGCTGCACAGGTCAGCATACATGGCATTGAAGGCAACATACTTATCCCAATCGTTCACCTTATCATGGAACTTCATGCCCTTGGTAGCATTCGCTATCTGCGATTTGGTCCAGTGTGCGCCGCTTCCTATCAATTCGCCATTCTCACCTTTCTTGCTATACACAAGATGGCAGACATCATGGTTGGCCATTTTCTCGCTGTAATGACGGTCATAGAACACAGCGTGCTGGTGACGGAGAACGCACCAGTACAATTCCGGATTTGTTTCCTCTAAGGAGGCGAGGTCGCAGCTCAACTGTTCCATCGCCTCCATCATCTTCTTCTCGGTAGCCACGCCGTGAGCGCGGGCTTGATCTATCAACTGAATATACTTCATCGTTTCTTACCTTTCCTTTTGTTGGTGGATAGTCATGCGATGGCGAGTGTTAAAGGAGCATCGCACACGAAAGTCTTGCTACAGGAGCAGCAGGCTACCTTGACAAGACGGTTTTTCACGCTGCCAAGAGATGTGGTAACGTTCGTGATTGCCGTAGCAGAGAAGACAGGAATAGTAAAATCCTGACTTACCACCTGCGAGCGGGTGCAGCAGGAGCCGCAGTTGCAAGGCACGTAACTGATAACACCCTCTACGTGAATCGTTATAAGATATTGCGAAGTACCCACGTTGGCAATACTCTTTACTGAGAACTGAGGGTTGAAAACCGGAGTCTCGTCCACGCATGAAGGAGCACAGAGCTGCTGCGTGATATTTACATCATAATAGGGAGCAGTGGCGGTTGCGCCTACTGCAAGCGTAGCCATGATGCAGGCTGGAATTGTTCTTTTATTCATAGTCTTTTCTGTTTTAATAGAGCGACGACTTCACCGCCGCATTAATGTTTCACTTGATAGCCCTGGGTCTTCTCTACCGGAAGGTTCTTCTGAAGAAGGTCGGCGAGTTCGTCAAGATCCTCCTCGTCAAAGGTTATCACACCCTCCAGGATAGAGAGCGGTCCTTTGTAGCGAAGCTGCTCTACCACATCGTGCGCCATCTGCGGAATGCTCTCTTCGGGGATGTTACCGAAATACTTGGCGAGCATCGGAGTGACGAGCGCGTTGACCACAGGCTGAATCATCGGTTCTATATCGGCTTGCAGAGAATAGTTGCCACTCACCAGTCCCATGCTGCTGATGGTAGCCTGGAGAGACTGAAGTATAGGCAAGTGCATCAGATTGCCAGCCGCTATCTGAGAGATGGCAGGGCGTGCCCATTCGGACACCACCGCTGCCAGGATTTGCGAGTTCTTGTAATCCATATCGTTTCTTCCTTTTATCCGAAAATACGGTTACTGGTTACAAGCGCATCCGCATCCCATCTGACAAACATTGCCCGATGGAATCATCAACTTAGTAACATTCAAAAGTGAAGCCACCTGCGATTTCAGCACGTCGATGTTGGCGTTGGCAGCGGCATTATATGCCATCTGCTGTGCGTTGACCGCCTGCTGCGCATCCTTGTTGGCATCCACCTTGTTTTCGAGCTGGCGAATCTTACCGTCGAGATACTGAGTTACCTCTACCAACTTCTTGTCGGCATAGTTCTCGCTCTTTTGGATAGCAAGTTCCGTCTTCAATGTAGAGTTCTCCTGCATAAGGTTGGTCTCACCCTTGGTTACAAAGCGTGAATCCGAGTCACCTGGGTTGGCTGGCATGCCATTGTTGCCTCTACCGAGGTTGAACAAGGAAGCACCGCCACCCAGTAAACTGGTAGCCAAACCTGCGATACCAATTCCAAGGGCGGTATTACCCAATCCCTTGCTGGCAACATCATAGTTGCCATCATTCGTTTTTACCTGCATAGTTTTTTGTGTTTAAATTCTTCCAATATCGGAATCGTATGCAAAGGTAACATGAATGAAGTAAACAGAAAAGTGGTATTCATTAGATGTTCTTGCGGATAAATCTCGAAGCAGGAACACTAATAGACATATAAGAAAAAGTACAAACGTGCAGAAGTACATAAGTACAAATGTACTTTGGTACCAAACTATATGGTTTCTTCCAAAGCCTTGATATACGGGATGGCTTCATCCCTGATAATGTCGAGGAAGAGTTGTGCAGAACGCTTCATAGGTACATCCTTCATCCAGTGGGCATTGCTCATCAGTTCTTCTCCTATGCCCTTGATAGGACGCGCTATAAGGGTAGGGTGGTTCTTCAGATACAGCTTCGGCATAAAAGTAACCAGGTGAGTATCTTCTATGATGGCAAGGGCTTCGTCTGGGTCACTAACGATACACTTTACGTTTAATTTGGTGAGATCGTTCTGCAGGTATTGTTGAAAAGTGTTGAAAACACGTTCGCCTACATCGGGCATGATGATACCATGCTTCAGCAGATCATCGTATGTTACCTTATCTTTCCTGGCAAGAGGGTGCGTGTTTCTCATGATGGCACAAATACTGAATGGGATGCATGGCTGGCTCTCGATACCCTCGTTGGTATAGGCTTCGTTCATCGTAAAAGCGAAATCCAGCATGTGGTCTCGCAACAGGCGGTTCAGGCTCGTTGCCTTGGTAAATTCAGCATTCAATCTTACGTTAGGGTATCGCTCCATGAATATAAGTGCAGCCACACGGATATAGGGAGCGATGAAGGAACCTACACCGATGCGCAGTTCTCCGGTCATGCAGTTGTTGAGTGCATTGATATGCTCCTTGCAGTCTTCCGTCAACTTCAGTATTTTCTTGACACGTGGCAGAAGTGCCTCTCCGTTCTCGGTGAGCATGATGCTGTGCGACGTGCGTATCAGCAGCTTGCATTTCAATTCATCCTCCAGAGCCTTGATGTGCTGACTGATGGCGGATTGAGTGACAAAGCATCGGGAGGCGGATATACTGAAAGAAAGCGTCTCTGCTACATACACAAACGAACGTAAATGTCTTAGTTCCATAATCTTCTGTTCTTTTACTTACTCTATACATATTAGAATTTCATACTGCAAAAATAAGAAAAATATTCTATACGTAAACGCATCTTGCATTAAAAAATCTAATTATGGAATAAGATATTTGATAAATGAAAGATATTTGCAGTTTATATACAAAAAAGCCCCGGTATCTTGCCTTATCTTACTAAGGCTCAATACCGAGGCTTTGATTTATAGAGTAAATTGCCAATAGAACTCATTGGATAGGGGGAGCGATTATTCATCGTTTTCGCCGGGCGTAGAGGTTTCATCATTAACAGATGCTACCTGCTTGCTCCGCTTAGATGACTGCCGTGAAGCGGAATTGGTATCGCTCTTGTCAGTTCCGCTTAATCTCCCCCCCTGTGCCCGCACCATTAAGGAGAGAATCCCAGCCACCGTCTGGTGCGGCAATCTCATAACGGCCAAATGCTGTCGGACTGAGTGAGCCGCTCAGTGTGACTACACGATCATCTTCTGGTTTTTTGCCCGTGTCTCCTTTAATATTACCTGAGTCGTACTTGAAGTCGTGCTGCTTGTCATAAATGATAATTGATTTATCACCATCCTCAATGATGTAGCCACACTTGAGGTTATTGAGACCACGAGCCACATAAGCAGTATTGGCGTTTACGCTCTCAAGAACGTAATCCAAGGTCTGCTTGAAACCCTTCTGGAAACCGAGGTTCTCCCAGGTGTGACCCTGACCGCCATCCTGGCACTCAAACTTGTAGAGACCCTTACCTTTCTTGAAGGACGCAGTAGTCAGCGCTGCATAGGTGTTCTTACCTGCCTCTGGTGAGAGAGAGCCAGCAAGATCACTCTTGATAAAGACATATACGTTTACGCCAAGACCGCCGAAGTTTTCCAAGCAATCGTTCTCGGAAAGCAGATCCTTGATCTCTGGGCATGTTACTATTTCTACCATAATTGTATCTTTTTTGATGATGAAACGAAATGGCGGCGGAAGCCATATTCCGCCAGGTCAGGCGACCGCCGCCGAGGATTTATAGAGGGATTGCGCTTTCTGCCTGTTGAACCAGCGATGGAATCGCTGGGAACGGGGACAGAAGGGGGTACCTCTAGGGTTAACCAATCTTCTTGAAGAAGGCGGTGAAGCCCTGGCTCATGCCTGTTGCAGCGAACTGGATCTTTTTCTCCTTGCTACCGGTGCTCCAGTGGTCGAAGACGTAGTTGGTACCATCTTCTGCCTCAAGAGTAACAATAGCGTTAGGAGTTGTCTCCACTGGCTTAGTGTACTCTGCATCGTTCACCTTCACCTTACCATCGATCTCGCCTTCTGCTGTAGATACGGTCTTGGCAAGAGTAACGGTAATGTTAGACTCGGTGTAGTCGCCTGAAACGAACTCTGCGCTTTCGAGGGCACCGTCTGTCATCGAGAAGGCCCAAGAGAATGGATTTTCCAAATAACAGCCCTGAATGCTTTGTGCCTGTATAGTGAGGTCCCTCAGGTCGTCTGAACTGCCTTCAGCAATCATAACCTTAGTGTCGTTACCCTCAGAGTCTACTGCGTAAACAAGGTTGTTTTCGATAGAGAAGAGGATTCGATCACCGATACCCATGCCCTCAACTGGAACGATGGTACACTTAGGTAGCTCTGGGATCACGTAGTTACCGCCATCTACCACATTGAGCTTATGAGTACCGTATGACTGGAGTGCGTAAGCATCAGAGATAGCGATAGCTGTCTCAGGAGTCATGTAGGCGAGAACCTTCTGACGACGCATACGTGGGTCCAGTTTCATGTAAACATCGCGGAAGATCTTGTATGCAGAGCTGTCTGTAGCATTAGCAGGTGCAGAGATAGCTTCGCAGTGGATGAGGTTGTGGTTAGCCTCGCTGATAAGACCGTCCTCAATATCGTGCTTGATACCAGTAAGGAAGCCATCATAGAGAGCCATAGACTTCTCCAGATTTGAAGCGCCAGGAACATCTCTGTCAATGTCACCCCACCAGAGGTTGTTGTAAAGGTCGTCGGCGTAAGTCTTCAATACCGCTTCGATAGCTACGGTAGAAAGAGGATAAGCGCCATGTGAGTCTGTACCAAAGTTTGTCTCACAATAGCGGTCCATGTTATCGGTACCGTGGAACCAAGCGAGCTTGGCTGTCAACTTACGTTCCTTGAGGAAACCGATTTCACTGTTCAACTTAGGATTTACATCCTTACGGCGAGTAGTACCACCCTTACGGATAAATACATTAATAGTGCGCTGATACTGGATGCCGCTGATAGTCTTGATGCCAAGACGCTTCATCTCCTCAGGGTTAACGTAAGATGGACCCTGAACAACGCTCTTGAATACCTGGTTAGCGACCTCTTTAAGGGCGCTGATACCAATAAAGTTGTTTGGTGCTGCCATAATTAAAATTCAAATTTTGCTTATTTATGTATGTGATTTAAATTTCAAAAACTAGAGGAGACCGTTTTCTCTCTTGTACTCCTCGATAGCTTTCTTTGAACCTACTGGGTCGGCTGGATTCCAGGTTGGGTAGCCTGTCTTTGCGGTTTCTACCTTTGCGCCCTCACCGTTGTTCTGAGGTGCTGCACCCTGTGCTGGCTCCTCGCCTGGATTCTCGTTCAACTCAGCAATCTGAGCGTCCTTGTCGGCGATGGTCTGCTGGGCAGTAGCGAGCGAAGCCTGGGCAGTCTTCAACTCCTCATCTACCTTTGCCTTCTCCTCGTCAGCCTTTGCCTTTGCCTCTTTCAGGTTCTTGATTTCCTCGTCCTTCTGGGCGATGGTTTCAGCGAGCGCGTCATACTTTGCCTGAAGGTCAGCAAGGCTCTGCTCTGCTGTAGTGGCTTTCTGCTTGGCATCAGCCACAGCCTGCTCCTGCGATGCGAGATGAGCTTCGAGGGTATCGAGCAGTGGTGCATTCATAAATGCGCCTTCCTCCTTCACCTCAATCTGCTGACCATCCTGCATACCGCAAGCGGCATTGATCTTTGAATAATTTGCCATATTGATTGATTTTTGATGAATAGTATGTTGATGATTTTCTTGTGCAATAGATGCAGATGCCTGCTCCGGCTCGTTCTCCTCTGGCTCTGGCTTCTGGATAGAAGCTTCTCGATTGATAGGCTCGGCGGTGCCGTCATAAAGAGCGAAGCAACGCTGAACGCAACCCATAAAGGTAGACTGGTCGTCCATAAGGATTCCCTTCACGTCTTCAGCATTGAATACCTTACCTTTCAGATGAACATCCTCGATAGCGTTAGGACAGGCTTTCTTTACATCGGCTCTGAACTCCACGCCCAACTCGGAAAGCTCTTTGATAAGCTCCTTGTTGTCATTCTTGTTGGCGATGTCACGGTAAGCCTTATTCTTGTCGAAAGACTCTGGATCGTACTCCTCGTGATAAGTCTCATCGGTATATTTATCCTTTGAGCCATTAGCCAAAGTATAGAAGGCTGCCATCACGCCGATGCAACCAACCTGGTCTTTCGGATTCAAGTAATATCGCTCATCGCAAAGAGAAGCGAGATACATACCTGCACTGGCACACATACCATCTACCAGGGCGATGACCTTCTGACCCTTGGAGTGGGCATAGTCGATAGCAAGTGCATAATCGTTTTTAGCCCAAGCTGAACCGCCAGGAGTATTAATGATAAAAAGATGACCTCGGCAAAGCGGATGGTCAGCTGCACGCATCATCATATCGCGATGGTCGATAGAACCATAAGAGCAATATCCACCATTTCGAGTGATAGGACCATCTACGGTGAGAACCGAAACAAACGGGAAGTTCTGCGCCCGCTCGTCCCCTTCCGGATAGTCGAGCTGATAGTTAGCTCTCACCTGCTTACCATCCTCAGAAATCTGATATTCCTCCGGATAATAGATGTTGCCTTTATCATCCTCCGCAGTGACGAATCCACAAATCTTTTCCGGTTTGATAAACGCGGTATGAGTATTTAGGTTCTGCTCAATCGATTTACGAATGCCATGCACGAAATCGGGGTTCACCATCCACTTCTTCTCGGTCAGAATTTCATAAAGACCTTTCATGTGGGTAATAAATTTTTAAAAATAAATGTATGTTATCGTTATCCTGAATACAAATCTCCTTACCTTATTTAGCAAAAGAAGACCTTTCAATATTTCTGACGGCAAAGGTAAAGGAAATACATGGGCATATAGGGACAAAATAAAGGTAAAAAGGTAAAAAAGTAAAAACAAAAAACCCTGCGATCCTCACGGACAGCAGGGTAAGCAAATAAATTTAATTTTTGATACTATGAAATATATGTTTACTAAAACTAGAAGATAATTAAGTACTATAAATTTATGATTGATTAAGCAATCGTTATCGGAATAAACTCTGACATCGCCTGACAGGTAGCCGTTATGCTACGGCTCTCTGCATCCATCTGGATAGTTACCGATGGAGCGATACTGAAGGTACCAGGTATCGTATGGCACAGATAAAGCGAATCATCCTGCTTACGCAAGACTATATAATAGTCCTTTCCGTGCATATTCTTGATGATTTCGGACATATTCGCCTTGCCATCACTGATATTGGCGGTAATCTCGAACTTGAAGACGGTACCATTGCCTCCCTCTGAAGAGGTCTCTTTGGCAGTGATGCTGTCAGATATTACATAATTGTCGCCTTCGCTGGTGGCAAGATGGAGTGCTTCGCCGGCAAACTTGCAGCCATTCATATTCAATATCAGCGGTATGCTGAAGGGAATAGGAACAGAACTGTCTCTTACTGCATATAAATAAGCATCGGTTACTCCATCCAGAAATAACTCTCTGCAACTATCAGGTAATTTCATATCTTTTCCTTGATTTAGCTATTATTTAACTTTTGTTTATATATGAATTAACACTTATTATATAAGGTGTAAAATCATAGCCATTGCACTTCATCGATGCGGTTAGGCTTATCGCGGCTATCCTTATACTGCATATCCACACAGGAATAGCTCTTGAAGAAGCAGTGCTCCGTGCGGAACCATCTGCCGATGATGCGTCGCAATACGTCTTTCTCTTCCTCGCTGACTTCTATGCCGTAGCGCATCAGATAACGCTCCAGCATAGCGTTATGGGAACGGGCGATAACCATTCCTTTGGAGGTACAGAAGTCGAAGGTGGAGAGTGCCCATTCTACCAGACTGCGCTTGAAATCGTTGTTGAGTGAGACCGCCAGCGCCCTCATGCCGTGCGTATCCAGTGTAAAGGTAGGCTTTACCGGATAAACGGTATCGACAACTTCTACCTCGCTCGGCAAGCGGATGCAGAGGTAATCATCATGTGAACCCTTGCCGTCGGTAAGGCGGCCATTGAGCTGCTGCACCTCCTGAAAGGTGAGCCAGCTTCCGGCATCACGGCGCAACACTACCTTGCCTCCTGCAGGGTGCTTGCCAGACAGCATATTGCACCATTGCTGCTGCGAGAAACAGCCGAGGTCGATACGGCTGCTTTTCGCAGGGGCGCTGATAAGCGAATTGCGCATGATGAACTGCTCGTGTGAGTAGTTGCTGAACACCACCGGCTCATCCTTGGCCAGGGTGAACTTAGGATCGCGGTGCCGGAAAAACTGGCAGCGGGAGGTGGGGAGACGGAGATAGATATTTGGCACTTTTTCTAATTTATAACTTATAGTTGATAGGGCAGGCTTGCTAAAAGAACCTAGCGATGGAATCGCTGGGAACGGGGGCTAGATAGCGCTAGCCTTCTATCAACTATTAATTGTTTACTGTTAACTATTTCAGTGCGATGCCTTTCTGCTGAGCGTAAATTAGCATGATGGCATCGGTGATGTAGAGGAAGTATTTCTGCATGCTGTTGCCTTCCTTCGGACGCGGTACCAGCTTATCGAGCTTGGCAGTCTGCTCCTCGTTGAGGTTAGGGATGAGTTTCATTCCGTCGATATAGCAGCCACCTGATTCCGTCTTGGCGATGAAGCTCTCATTGAACTTATCTTTCTCGCCGAAGAAGAGATTGATGGCCTCTACCATCTGTTCTTGAGTGAAACCTGGAAGGGTAGGATGCAGCTTGCGGTATTTTGCCGAATAGGTCTGCATCCGCTTATCCATATAGGCATTGATGCTGTCGGCATACTCATAGTAGAGAGCGTAATCTTTCGATTTCTCATCTTTCTTACGGGCAAAATCGAAGAAACCGCTTAACTGACGGAGGCTCGCCATCACGCCGTCAAACTGCTGAAACTCGCTGGCACCTTTGAAGATTTCCAGCATATCGCCCTTCACCTGGGTAAGCAGATTTTCGAGCATTTCAGAGAGGAACGTTATCTTATCGAGATTGGTATTCAGCTGGTCTACCTTCTCCTGTATGCCCGGACGGCTGTAGTCTACGTAGTAACGTATCAGATGGCCGAAGTTAAGGAAGTCGTAAGTTACTTCGCTGTGCAGATTTACCTGTACTAGCAGGGCATAGATGGCATTGGCCAGTTTATTATCTTTTTCCTGTATAGCCTTGATGAGGGGCATCATCTGAGGCGCGCCCTGCGGTATGCGGTTGGCAGCGCGTACCAGTTCGTTGCGGTTTTGCACGGCATCGGCAAACTGAGGATCAGCGAAGAGTGTCTCCAGGGTTTTGGTGTATACATCAGCAGGCACATCCTTGAAGTTGAAGGTGTAGATGGTAGGGAGGTTTCTTATTTGCGCCTCACGCTTGGCCATCGCCTGCTGCTGGTGTTTCTTGTTTTTTGTTCCCATTGCTTTTTACTTTTTTGCTTACGGACCAGCGATAGAATCGCTGGGAACGGAAGCTCTATTTATCATAATGAGCGTTAGCGATAGCGAGGAGAGGGGAGCGATTATCGCTCATCACCCTCACCAGCTATCACATGGCGTTCCTTGCGGGAGGCGAGCTTTGCCAGGTTCTCCTCGGCTACTTCTTCGAGGCTTACACCCATCACGTGGGCGAGACCTGCGGTCTGCCAGAGAATATCGCCGATTTCGGAAAGCATCAGCTTGCGCTCTTCATCGGTTACATTCCAGATTTGGGTGTGGCAGATTTTGCCATCCTCGTCACGCTCGGTGGTGGTGATATGGAGCTTGCCTTTACGCATGTGCTTGCCAGCCTTGCCAGCAAATTCGCCTACTTCGCCACAAAGGTTGGCGAGCATATAGAAGAGATTATCACTCTCAGGAAGGCAGGTTGTCATTGCCTTCTGCTGATATTCGTTTAATGTCATTTTTACCATATTCTTTTGAAGGGTAAAAAGGTAAAAGAGTAAAAAGAACCTTAACCGCTCTTTTGCCTTTTACCAACTCTTTTTTTACCTTTTTACTTTTAATTAAATTTCAAACTCTTTATCATATTCCATCATTCTCTCGGTAATGATGCGATGAATCAGATAGCCTATTTCCTTGGCGTTAGGATGCGCCTTGCCGGTACTTTCATGGAAGCGGAGGTCCAGGATATGTTTCCACTCCTTGAGGGTATAGGTATAGGCTACCACCGTATAGGTATCGAGAGGAAGAATGCCGCGGGCATCCTGCGGCTTCATGCCCGATTTCAGCAAACGGCGATAGAGCCAGTCGGCTATCTTGCATCCGGCAAGATAGAGGAACTTCTGCCATCGGGTGCCTTCATGCAACCAATGCGGACGGGCAATCTGCACGCCACCTTTCTTCTCCAGGTTCACATAACGGGTACTTTGCTCGCTGATACTGTTAGGCGATGTGCGGTTCAGCTCACGGCTGGTACTGATTTGCGTGGTAACAACCATGGTCATACGGAGGAGGTAGAGAGCCTTTTTGCAATCATACTTCAGTGCCTTCTCAATGAACTCATCTTCCTTTACATCGTATGGGGTGAGGATGTCGAGGATTTCGTCATGCTCGGCAAGGAACTGCATGTTGCTGCTGATCCATACCTTCTTATCCTTCACCGCATAATTGATGTAAGGTGAAGCCACGAGGAGAGACCAGAGAGACCTCGGCAGCTTATTGTCGTTCTTGACGAAGAAATAGATGGTACCATGACGGAGCATAGAGCGATGACCGCTCTCCCAGAAACGGTTAACCATCTTTACTGCCTGTTCTTCCCGAAACTCCTCTTTCTTTTCTTCAGAAAGTTTTTCGTCAGGCTGCTTGGCTTTGCTCTTGTAGCAGATTCTGCCTACACGGGCAACCTGTTGAGTGCCGGTCTTCTGAGGCCACCACTCAACACCAGGAATTATCATTTTCATATCAAATATAAACTATCAGTTATTAATTATCTTTCAATGCTGCCTTTATATATTCGGAAAATTTCGAGTTTTCCTGCTTTTCCAGACTATAGTTCGTTATCTGCAGAGACGTTGTGATTACTGACTGCAGCAGAGCGTAGAGCGAAGAATTGTTGGTGATGACGTAATCAAAACTGTTTATATCCATTGTTACCCGATATTCGTCACGCTTCATTCTTTCTGGAGCGATGCCACGAGCTTTCAGAGTTTCGGGCTTAGCAGCTACGTAGATATTCACCAGTTCAATATCAGGGAATCGCTCGCAAATATTCATGATGCCCTTTTCGTCGATTACGTAGATGGCGACATCTTTTATCTGGTCGAGTTCCGTCCAATACATGTAGCCACCATACTCAGTATAGGCAAGCATATTTTCTCTTGGGATATTGCACTCTTTTACGAAGATGTGCTCTCTGCCGTTTACCTCGCCTTCACGCATAGGTCGAGTGGTATAGGAGCAAAGGATGGGCACATGGAGTGTCATCCGCATCAGCTGGGCAACCGTATCTTTTCCGGAGCCAGCCTGACCTACTATTGCAATAATCTTCTGTTTCTTATCTTTCATTTTGTAAAGTTTTTTATATATAAATAGAGGGATAAACGAACAACACCGAAACAATCGCAAAACATTCCCAAAACATTCATAAGACTCTCGTGAGACTCTCGCAAAATTTTTGCAAAAGCGTAAAACCTTTATTATCGGCCACTTACGAAAAGTATAAATTTTAACTTTCAGGGTTCTGCCGAACCGATTTTTAAATTTATTTCATCCTCATAAAACCTTGTTTCCCGTAGGGTAAAACGTAAGGTTCCTCAGGCGCTCCAGCGAAGGATATTGCTGATTTACTCTATCTCTGAAATCGATCATATCGCCCATATCTACCGTATATTTTCCCAATGTCATATCAAAGTTCACCGGGAACACCATCACTATCTGCCGGAGGAATTTACCCCCCCATCATCACATCGAATGCGACTTTCATCCATCGTTGACCTTTCTGGTCGAGCCATGACCCCTTAGGGATTTCTACTTTTCTCTTTGCCATAATCTTATATCTTTAATGTATTAAAAAACTTTTTGTCAATGTTGAGTATTGAGTACATTAAACATTCCGCTCGCGGTAAACCTGCTGCAGAATAGAGTGATATTCTCCTTCTCCCAAATTCACCTTGAAGGCGTGGATGAGGTAATGATAGCTCACGGTATGGCTGCTGCCTAACTGCCGCCACTTCTGTGAAGCCTGGGCAGCGTTGTACTTCCGGCTACAGGCTGAAAGCTCGTGAAACAAGCGTTCGCCATAGGGGTGCGCCTTCAATGCCCAACCTGCCTTTGTCCACTCATCGTAGCTTTCCGTGATGTTGATGTTTCGGCTCACTAGGGCTTTTACGATGAGCTCGATGATGCGGTCTTGCGTGCGAGGATCATTCCAGAAGGCTGAGTTGTCGCTGCCGCCATAAGCGCTGGAGGCGTTACTCTGCGGTGGGCGGTACATCGGGCGTGCCTGTGGTATCACCTGCGGTTCGTCCATCTGCAAGCCTTGGTAAGGCTGCACATTGTTATTAATATATATGTGGTCGGCATCATCCCATGAGGCGAAACGCACACGACCGATATTGCCACATTGCTTGTCGAGCACAATACCCAGGGCGGCATATTCCTTGAGGATAGCCTTGAACTGCTCCTTGTGCCTGTCGGGATAAGCCATGCGAACCAAACCGAAATATCCGGTACCAGAACAGGAACGCATCAGCAAGCCTATCTCCGGACGGAAGCGAGCCACCATGCGGATATTCTCAAAGCTGGTAAGCTGCTGGTTGTCCTGAAGGTCGATGTCGATAGCGAGCCATCCGGTATGCTGATAAAGATGTGTTTCACGGCGTGAAACCATCACACGCTGGCCTGGGTGGGTCAAACTATCGTCTTCATAAAGACTGAAGAGACCGCTCAGTGTGGCACCAGGAAGCATCTTCTTTGTTTCGATATATTCCGGCATCTTCTTCGCCTTGCTGCCATACTGTTGCCTCATGGCTCTCAGCTTCTCAACATACGGCTTCCATCTGTCCGTCAGACAGAACTCACGGATAGACATCTGCGTGATGCACTCGCCAGTCTCCATATCGACGAAATCACCATGCGCATCTGTTGCAGACTTATAGATGGAACATATCTCTTCAAACATACCTTACATATATTATTTATTCATTTTTCGCTGCAAAGATACAAAAATAAATCGAAAATAGTATAGGTAAGCTATATAATATTTGAAATAAGTTACATTTTTAACATTTAATATATAAAAAGTAAAAAAGTAAAAGGGTAAAAAGGTAAAAAAGCATTAGTCACCTTCTGCCTTTTCTTCTCGGACCAGCGATGGAATCACTGGGAACGGAGGCGAGAATGGAGCCACGCAACCACCGCCAGGCTCTTTTTACCTTTTTACCTTTTTACCCTTTTACCTTTTTACCCTTTTACCTTTTTTGGACCATTCTTCCCAAAAAGTCCAAAAACGGTTCAAAAAGTCCAAAAATTAAAGGGGAAACAGGAAAATGGCTTGGACCATGTTTTGTTAACAAATATAAATTGACCATACGCAGACCTGTTATAGTCCGTTAAAAGGTGAATTTCTATTTTTGCATAACTTATGCTGAATCAGCCGATTTGCTGCATTTAGACCAAAAATTTATTGATTTTCTTCTACTTTATATATAAGAAATGGTGAAAAAAAAATATTAAAAAAGAGAATTGTACACATTTTTCTTGTATAATATAGGGATTTTACCGCTCAGTTGCCTCCCATTTCCCCTATCTAAGTACCTATCAGTCTAGAGTTTACGGCGAAGCCGTTGATGCTACCAACTTCTTTTTAGGGTTAAAGGGTTTTTACTTTTTAGGAGAATAAAAAAAACACAAAAAACTTGTAAGGTAGTAGTAAAAACGCAGATATTTTTTGACTTTTTGCCCTAATTTACCCCTAAAAGTCCAAAAATCAATGAATTAGAGAGAAAAACACTTCAGACTGGAAAATACGTAAAAAAAGGCTGCCTCGCTTCACAGCGAAACAGCCTCGAATGAAAATAATAATAAACTTAAAAACTAACAACTATATAAATAATCAACAAAAAACCTTCATCTATTTATTCTTCATAAACTGGTTAGCCTTATTCAGACTATCATGCAGTCCATCACGACCGTACATGTTAATCTTGGCGTTGATAGGCTGGTTTAAACGCTGAATGAGCGCATTCACGGCTTGCAGGAGCGCCGCATTGCTTGCAGCGCTGGCTGCTAATAGTCCGTCTGCCGCTGACGCGCCAGACGAAAGATTATCATTGCTCCCTTGCGTGCCTGCTGCAAGAATATCACCCACATTGCCATTATCAAATGCCCTTCTTACTGAGTTCCTGCCCGAATAGTTGCTGTCGTAATTGACCAGGGCTTTCAGCAAGCCAGGATTATTCATCATCATCGCATGGGTAGTTTCCCTACCAATCACGATTTCCGGTCCTTTCTCGGCTACGAGAGATGGCTGCCCGTTCACGGTAGTAGCGGTTGGAGATGTAAGCATCTTTACGCCCTGCATCTGCTTGCCATCATCCTCCTTCGCCCAATATACTTCGCCATTATCAGCCACGAATGGCTTCAAATCCTGCACGTTACCATTATCATAGGTAAGCATACCGGTTACGAGCTTGGTATTGGTAGAAGAAGCATTCTTCTTTTTTCCACTGCTGAAGGCTGAGTTCAATGCCCACTGGAGCAAACCCATGAGGGTAGCCATCACACCTGCGGCAGCGATAGGACCAGCGATAGGACCCAGGAACTCAAAACACTTAGCCATCGCACCAGCGATGGAGAAGGTTACTTCGCTTTGGGTACGGGCAGCATCAGACTGAGCCATCGCCTCATTGTTAGCCTGAGTAGCATTGAGGTTGGTAGTGAGCGCAGTCTGAGTCATAGCCATACCCGCGTTCAAAGCCACCTTAGTGCCCTCACTCTGCTCCTTGTTTCCGGCAGCAGTTACATCCGTGATGTTTTTAACACCCTGGGTAGTTACCTTCTCACGATCCTTATTGCCCTTCTTTACCTCTTTGCTCAGTTCCTTCTGGTGCTTCTTCTCCTTCTTCAGCTGGTCAGCTTTCTCCTTGTCTTCCTTGGATTTACCGCCAGTCTTGAACTCGGTATTCATCACACCGCCGATGAAGGAACCAGTGATACCGGCTGCGGCATCAGCGAAGGAACCGCCACCAGCGATAGCATCGGCTGCTGCTGCACCCGTCTGCGTGGCGGAATCATTATAGAACGCATCAGCATTGTCTCTGTTGCGATGTGCCCACGCATGAGGAGCACCATTGCCCTCTGCTTGCTTATTTGCCTGCTCGGGGGGTGCAGGGGGCGCGTATGGAGGCACAATAGCCGGACTGTTAGGATTGATAGGTGTACCATCAGGATTCCAACCGAGAGCCGGCTGCTGCGGACGCATATTCTCGAAGCTAGACTGCGGTTGCGGAGTAAGATAAGCTGCACCCTCATCTACCAGTCGCACATACATCGGGTTGGTCTTTGTACCGAGCTTTGAAAAATCCTCCTTCACGGCATTGGCGTTAGCGTTGGCTCTCGCTTTATCAATATCAGGCTGGGCTTTCTTCTTGGCTCGCTTGGCACCAGCATCATTGATAGCCTTCCACATCTGTGTATTCACGTCGTTGAGTGCCATATTACCCCATGATTCGAGCATAGACTTCAGAGCATTCTTGATAGCTTCCTGTGCGCTGCTTACATCGTTACGCATTTCGGCAAACGCCTTACCTACTTCCGAACCGAAGTTTTCGATAGGCTTTATAAGCTGCTGCATCTGAGAGAGGCGGTTCTTCATCGCCGCTGCCATCTGATTGACGTATGCAAGTTCTGCCTCCTGACGAGCCTTGTCTGCTTCATCGAGGAGCTGCTTGTTCTTTGAGTTCTTGAATACAAAGGCATAGTAATCTTCTGCCATCTGCATCTTCATCTTCATCAGCTCCACCTCTGGGTCAGCGGTGAGATTACCAAGACCGAGGTTCGACCACATATTGGTTCGCTTGCCGAAGAGCGCGCTTTCCTGCTGCATCTTGCGCAGGGTTTCCTGGTTGGCGAGATTGCGCTTATTCACCTTCCACATCTGCTCGGCAATCTTCTTTGCCTGGTCGTAGGTCTTCTTCTGAGCCTCGGTATATTCATCAGAATACTGGATGAGCTTGTTATAGAACACATGCCAGTCTTCCGCATTATCGCCCAACATATTCTGAATGCGGGCACCAAGCGCATAAGGATCATCACCAAAGAGTACCTGCATCAGCAATCCCCTACCCTCTTTACTGCTGACATCAACAGTATAAAGGTTAGCGATTTGCTTCCTTGCCTGCTCGTACATGGCAATGATGTGTTTCTTGCGTCTTTCAAATGATTCCTTATCAGCTAACTCAAAATCGGTTGGGTTAGCAAAGCCCATCTGATTGAAATCATCGTACATGTTCCGCTGCACGGCACCCGTGTAATTGTTCTCCTGAGCAATCTTTCGTCGGGCTTCTGCCTGTTGAGCCTCCAGCGTTATATTATTCTGCTGATTCTTGGTAGCCTTGGCCAAGATTTCTGCCGTGATGGAGTTCATCGGGCGGTTCAGACTATTACCCAACTGAGCCATCTTCTCACGCAGAGCATCGACGTTATTCTTTTGGATAGAAGCGAGGAGGTTTTGAGAAAGATTTACTCCAGTCTCATCGGTCTTCTCGACAAGATCATTATCCATCGTCTTCTTGAACTCCTCCCAGTAGTTAGCCTGGCCAGCGATAGCAAGGCGCACCTGAGCAAGAGCTTCTTCCATACGTCGCTTTACAGGCTCTACAAACAAATCCTGCTCCGTCTTATCCATTCCGAGGCTTACCGCCTGGGATAGCTTCTCGTTAATCTGACGCTCATAGAAGTTACGGACGTTATCCATGATGGCACTTGCCTCGTCCTGCTTCTGCTTCAGTTCATCACGCCAGGAACGCTGCTGGCCGCGCAATGCCTGTTTATGTTCACGTGCCTCCCGCTTTGCAGCACTAATAGCATCATTATCAGGTGCATCATTTTCAAGTGTACCAGGCTCATCCTCTACCCAAGGAGTGTAACCATCAAGATTAACTACCTGATTGAAGTAGTCATTGATTTCCTTATCTTTAGATGTTTCACGCTTGGTTGCGTTCTGGAAATGAACGAGCGAAGACAACAGACCTTTATAGCCCGTAGGATTGGCCTTAACGATTTTGCCGTTATTATCAGTATAAGTATAGTTTCCGGTTTTCATATTGAAACGGAAACTACCCTGCTTGGCATCTTTTACGTTCGCCTCGATAATCTTCTGCCATATCCAACCTGCACCCGCACCCTTGTTGAACATATCCATCACGTTCTTCTGGGTAAAACCGCCCGCATACAGACCAAGCTTATCAAGTTCTTTCTTGATACGATTAGCCGCATTCAGACGGTCCATCTGATAAGAAGGCATTACACTCTGCTTGGCTTCCTCACGGAGACGATAATAGGTAGCGCGCTGGATTTCCTGTGCCAACTCTGAATAATGCTTCTTCAAATCGCTCACGCTCTTGATTTCGATACCCAACTTAGAGATATATTGACGGAAATCACGATTAAATCGAGCTATCTGCGTATTTCGAGCATTCTGCGATACATTAAGGGCTTCGAGCGTAGTTTTGTAAGAGTGGAGTTTGCGGGTAAGAGTATCAGTCTGAGATTGCGCCTCCTTCAACTTATCTTTCCACGCATTAGCTTTACGTACTGCCTCTGCTTCCGCAGCAGCAGCCTCTCTGTTCGCTTCCGCAAAAGACCATACCACTCCTACAGCGGTGAGAATCGCACTTGCAATAGCTACATAAGGATTTACCTTGGCTGCTGAATTAAACAAAGTTTGCGCAGCTGCCGCAGCTTTTAAAGCCTTGCCTAATTCCCAAAGAAACGAAACGGTTTTATAGACACCCAGAGCAGCAAAATAATTTACAATAAGAGGAAGAAGAGCTATAAAAACCTTGCAGGCGGTAATCACGCTCCACAGGGCTGCCAGAAGCGTATTCTTGAACACCGGACTTTGCAAGATCATCTGCGACATATCGTACCAGGCTTCCGCCATAGCCTTTACACTCTCCACGCCATCAGGGTTGACAAACGCCTTCTCCCAAAGGTTATTAGCTCTATCCAATATACCTGCTGCAGACTGCTGCTGCATAGTGTACTCATTGGTTACAGCCGTCGCCTCCTCGAATGCCTCCTTAGACTCATAAAGATGATCCTTCAGCACGTCCACGTTCTTAGACATAGTTACCATGGCGGTAATGAGTCGCTGACCATCGGAGCCAAGGTCTTTAAAGATACTGCCAAGGGCATTCATATTGCCCTTATCACGCATCTTCTCCAATACAAGAACAATGGCATCCATCGCATGCCCGGCAGCATACATGTTCTTGATGGTACCCTGCTGAATGCCCAAATCCTTCTCGATAAGGTTGTGGTTCTTCTGCAAGGCTACGATGAATTTAGACATCGCCGTAGCACTCACCTCTGGCATCAGGAAGAGAGAGTCGGATGCAGAACCGAGAGCCAACAGCTGGTCAGCAGTGATACCTGCAGTACGGCTCACACCGGTCAATCGCTTGGCAAACTCTACGATATTGGTAGATGTAGAGGTAGAAGTAGAAGACAGTTTAAACATAGCCGAACCCGTAGCAAGCATCGCTTTTTCGATACCCATCTTCGGGATAAGCCCCATCGTTTCCACCATCTTAGAAAGAGCCGGGAGCGCTTCTTCTCCCATTTCCTCACCGATAGCTACATTAATCTTATCAGCGGCTTTAACAAACTGAGCCATACCATCCACGCCATACTTACCCATACCGAGTTTTGCGCCCTCGTAGGCAAGTTGAGCCAGGCCATCAATAGAAGTACGGGTGTCTATCTTAGCTAACTCCTCAGACAGTTTGTTGACATCCTGCATCGTGAGTCCGGACACCTTACGAATATCCGTCAAAGAAGAAGAATATTCAAAGTTCTTCTTGATAGCAGAAGTAACTGTATCTTTGATCGCATTGAATACTCCGAATAAACCCACGTATGCCATAAGATTCTTCACTGCCGTCTGCCAGGAATCACCATGCTTGCTTATAGCACCAGTGGCATTATCGATGTTCTTCTTTAAATCCTTCAGATCTTTCTGCTTCTCGTTAAACTCCTTGCTTTTGGTGTTTAACTGGTTCAACTCTTCGGAAAGCTGATTGTAAGCCTGTTTTAGCTCATTGATAGAAGCCTTTCCCTTTCTTCCCCTCTCGATAATATCATTAAGCTGACTATGCGAAAGATAGGTACCTTTCAGGGCTTTCTCCAACATAGCATACTGCTGACGGAGCTTTGCTACCTCCTGCGAACCCACAGGCAACTTCTGAATCTGTTTCTGAATAACATCCATTGCTGCCTTAATATCTTCCGCAGGATGACCGTTAGGGTTACTCAGAATTTTAAGGAGCTGATTAGAATCTATAGAAGCCTTCTGAGCCTTACCGGAAACCGCCTCCAGACGCTTTTCGATGGTAGCGAGGGCATCATTATAGGCTTTTATCTGAGCAGTATCAGATGTATCTACATTATCCCTCGCCTGAGTAATAGAAGTCTTAGCGCGGCGAAGTTCGGAGGCAGTAGATGTTCGGTCTTGCACCACAGTCATAGCCTCCGGTGTAGTCAGCTTGCCATTACGTCTATCCTCCTCTCTCTCCAACTGCTTCAATGTGGCGTGATTCTTGAGATAGCTGGCATCTGTCTTTTCGAGTGAAGCCACAAGGTCTCTCTGCTGCGTTATGGCCTTACTCAGCCATTGGTCGGACTGAATGCTTATATTCTTCAGTCCTTTTTCAATCTTCACATATTTGCCTTCCAGCAAGCGCACCTGGTCGCCTACTTCCTTCATCATTGAGCGGATAGCGTTTGCCTGATCCAACTCTGCCTCTGACAAGCCTTCAAGCTGACGCTTGCCGTCGCCCAATGCACGGCGCAGATTGCGGAGTGAAGTATTACTGAGTTGGTCCACTACACTCTGCAAACGTTCATTGACAGCTATATCTTTTATCTGTGCAGAAGCCAGCAAATCATACTGCTTCTTCAAATCTTTAATGGTTGCATCGAGGGCTTTGTATAGGTCAGTGTTCGGCTTCAGGGTTTTCAGCTTTGCCTGAGCCGCATCTATCTGCTCGGATATACCCGCTGCTGCCTCCTGCAACTGCCTCAGTACCTGGAGCGGCTGCTGACCGTTGAGCGTGATGATAGCCTCTGTTTTATTCTTTGCCATTGCTTTTTATTTTTAATGTTTATTTTTGGGGGATATGAGACCGGCGATGGAATCGCCGGGAACGGGAGCGAGAGGGGTTACTCGTCTTTGCCTTCCAGGGCGTTCATTATCTGTAACAAGCCTTGATAACCGTAGTAATCGGCAAGATGGTTTTCGTATCTCGTTTTCAGTCTGCGGACGGTTCGCATGATGGCAGGACGGTGAGATTTACCTGCCCTTCTATCCCACTTACCGATATATCGGGTTTTGAACTTAGCTTTCATCGAGCGGTCCACCTTATCGGCAGTGATATGGGCTGCAGGGTCACGAGGATCACCCGTCAAACCTACACCAATATCCACATAGCGGAGATAATCGTTATAGCGGATTCCTACCATCAGATTACCCGTCTTTTCATCAGCCTGATATACCGTACCCTCAAAGGATTTCTTACCTTCACCCGTAGAGTACCACATGCCGTGTTCCTCGCGGTATTTGTTTACCTTCTCGTAGCCACGATATACTTCTACCGGATAAATCTTCTGGGTATTGAAGTTGACTTCTATATCAAGAAGGGCTTGTTTCAGATATACACCTGCCACCTCTTTCAGGGGCGCAAAAGGCGACTTGATAGGTTGGGTTCTGATAGGCATGGCTTATCCCTCCTTTCCGTCTTCTGTCGATGCAGGAATGATATATTTCTGCTCTTTTTCGCATTGGAAATTATAGAACGGACGGATGGTTTGCCAATAGCAATCGGCAAGGAGCCAGCTCGGTCCACGGAAGAGAGGGTTTACACCATAGGCGAAACTCTCTATATCGATGGATGATAACTCTATGTTCAATCTAGGTTCCTCCGTCTTGAAGTTTCTGCCCGTGATAGGACAGATACCCGTGCGGCGAAGCTGAGTGAGATAAGAGGCGAGGTCTTCGCAATACTCCATCAGGTCATCCGATGCAGCCTGCAATTTGCTGCCATCATATCTGCCCAACGTAGCAGAAGAATCTTTCAGTCGGGTAAGGAAGCAGACCTGATAGGTAATCAGGGCTTGCTTATCCGATTTCAACTCTCCGGAGTTCACTACACGATAGAGCATACAGGGAGAGTGAATGATATTGGCGTTGCGGGAAAAGATATTTTCCTCGTCAATATCACGGATGCGGAAGAAACTCTGTTCTTCCAGCTTCTTGCTTGTCGGGTTATGGGATAAGGGCTTATATATCGTAGCCCAATGCTCCAAAACATTTGATATTGTCATAATTCAAATGGGTTTTAACACATTATTAACTGATAGCGTACAGAAATTAAGAGTTGTTGGCACATCATACATCATAGTCGTCGCCAGCCCCTTTCTGCGGAATCCACTCATCTTTATCTGCACCATTATCCGGCTTGGCTGCATTATCTGTATCTGCCTTACCCTTTACCTCTTCTTTCTCGCTGTCCTCCTCTTCCTCTTTCATCAAGTCTTTCAGCTTCACGTTGAAGTGCCTTTCGGTTTTATCGGCTACAATCTTCTGCATCACTCTTGCCCAGGGTGCCCCATTACAGGTACTCTCGTTTTCGAGAATACTCACGAGCTGCACGCCACAATAAATAGCGGCAAGATAGTTGGCGAGATGGAGAGGGTTCTGAAAATCGAGTATGACGGTATCTACCATCGTAGCCAGAAATATCGCAAGGATGAGGACGGAGAAATCCTTCACCATCTTTGCCATTTTCTTGGATTTCAGTTTCCCGTCGATTTTGCATCGAGGGTCTTTTTTGATGACCTCCCGATAGCGGGAATAGATGCGGCAGTTGCACCGCCACGCCGTATAGCAATCGCAAATGAGGGCGAAGAAGCATACGGCGATGTAGTCAAGAGATGGTTCCAATGTACACCACACTAAGCCAATGATGGCTACAAGAAACCTCGTAAGAGTTGGAATTAAACTTTGCATTTCTTTTTTCTTTTTAATGTTATCCTATGTTGTCTTGATACTATTGCAAAGGTATCTGTTTTTTATTGAGAGGTGGGGACAAAAGGGATTGAGGGGCCTGCGATGGAATCGCAGGGAACGGGGGCGATAGGGGTGTTATTTCGAGATTGGGGGTTCGGGGGTTGTCCCAATCATTTAGGGGTGATTTCGTAATTTTGTGGGCAGATAAAGAAATTAAAAAGGCGTAAAATGATAAACGAGCAATTACAGAAAAAGATAGATCAGTCTATCCGCCTCCTGCAAAGCGTACAGAAAAGGTACGATGGAGAGATAGAACTGGCTTATTCGGGCGGTAAGGATAGCGACGTGATCCTGCAGCTTGCAAAAGAAGCTGGCATCAGATTTCGAGCGATATACAAGAACACGAGCATCGACCCACCGGGCACTATCGCCCACGTGAAGGAGATGGGTGTGGAGATTATCAGACCTAAAGAAAATTTCTTTCAGCTTATTGCAAAGAAAGGGTTTCCTAATCGCTTTAGCCGTTTCTGCTGTGAAGTTCTGAAGGAATATAAAATCCTCGATAAAACTGTTATCGGTGTACGCAAAGAAGAAAGCAGAGCGAGAAAGGAAAGATATAACGAACCTACCGAATGCAGGTACTATGGTTCTAAGAAAAAGGAAAATCATGTAGAACAGATTTATCCTATCTTGGAATGGACCAACGAAGATGTGAGGGATTTCATTCTTAATAGAGGATTGAAGTTGGCACCAGTATACTATGATACGGGGGGGCAAATCAATGTTACCCGAAGACTCGGCTGCATGTGCTGCCCCCTGGCTTCAAGACGCAAACGCCTTATCGAGTTTCAGAAGTATCCCCGCATAGCCAAAGCTTATCTGAGGGCGGGACAGAAATTCTTAGATACGCATCCTGACTCGCCAGCAGTAAGCAGATATGATAACGTTTACGAATGGTTTACGCGTGATGTGTTCTATGCCAACAATAAAGATTGGGAAAAGGCAAACGGCACACTATTCGGTAAGCCCGATTACAAGAAGTTTCTGGAAGGTCAGTTTGGTATCGACCTTACCATATAGACTTCCGGGGGTTCGGGGGTTTGAACACGAATGACACGAATAGCACGAATTTCGGTTTTCGATGCCCCACCAGGTTAACATTAAACATTAAACATTAATAAGGAATGAGCCAATTAACGCAAAACACCCTGCAGAGGATAGACAAGTGGCTATCCAATGGTCTCAGCATGGAGACGATGTTCCCCAAACTGGAACAGCGGTACCGCATGCAGATTTGTGCTGAGTTCTACAAGCGATGGGTGCAGAATAACGATATAGACCCTCGTACCACCTGCCGAAATATCGCACGGCGAGATTATACACTCTTCGTAAGTCAGGCAGGACAGGGCAACAAAGAGGCGCAGGAAATGGTGATGGCGCTGCATATTGATATTGACGAGGAAGGCAATATCAAACCACGCACGGTTACGGAACTTAATAATGATGTGGCGGTATGCAACCATATCATCCGTTTCTTCCAGACCGACGAAAGCCCCCGTCATAAGGCGATGTATCTGAGCAGCGCTGAATGGCTCATCCGCACGGGCAAGCAGCAGAATAACGACCGTGCAGTGGATAAGGGTATGCAGGCGCTAGCTAATGTATATGGTAACTTCGTGGAGGATAAGGATGCTACGGACGAAATGCCGGATATGAGCCGCATTGCCATTACCCAGGATGTAAGCATCGTGAAGCACGACCGCATCAACTATACCGATGAATACAAGCGCAAGATGGCGCGCAAGTATGGTCTTACGGTGAAGGATATGCAGCAGATAGCCGATGAGGAGAGCTTGAATGCTACTCCGGAGAAAGCTCCTGATTACTTCGACTACATGGAAGAGGTGATGGAAGAGAAGGAGGCTGACAAACAGGCTAAGGAAATGAAGGAGGAACCAGCCGATGAGTAAGCGATATGGAAATCATCATCCCAACAAAATTCCTCCCTTCCGTCCTGATCCGGAACACTGGACGAGGAAAAGCAGCCACGGCTGGAAAGCCAAGGTCACCTACGAGAGCGAGGATGAAGCCTGCGAGTTTCTGAAACTGCACCCTAAAATCATGGCTGCCGGATATACGGCATACCAGTGCAAGGTTTGCTCAAAATGGCACGTGGGAAAGTTGAGATAGTTAATAATTTATAGTTAATAGTTTATAGACTTTATGGCAAAAGACTGGGTAGGCGGCAATGCTGCCGTATTTAAGACTTTAGGCGCAAGCAACCATAAAAACGGTGAGCGACAGCGTGAAGACTACTATGCCACAGAACCCGCAGCTACCGAATGGCTCTGTAAGATAGAGCATTTTACGGGGGGGTAATTTTGGAACCTTCCTGCGGCGAAGGACATATTAGCAAAGTGTTAAAGGCTCATGGCTACGATGTAATCAGCCGTGACTTGATAGATAGAGGTTATGGCGAGGTTGCAGATTTTCTTTCCATCGACAACTTGGAATGGAACGGAGATATTGTTACCAACCCACCATACCGATTTGCGTTGGAGTTCGTGGAAAAGGCTTTGCAGATTATCCCGAAAGGAAGAAAGGTTGCTATGTTCCTAAAACTGACTTTTCTTGAAGGAAAAGGAAGAAGACATCTGTTTAAAACGCAGCCACCTTGCAGGGTATGGGTAAGCAGTTCACGACTGAAATGCGCAGCCAATGGTGACTTTGACGCTATGGCAGGGAGCGCCCAAGCCTATGCCTGGTTTATCTGGGAAAAAGGATATAAAGGAGAAACTATTCTTAAATGGTTTAATTGATAAAAATAGATTTATAGAGGATGGAAATAAATAAGATATATAATGAGGATTGCCTGGTAGGAATGAAAAAGATTCCAAGGGGGGGTAAATTGCATTATTACCGACATTCCATACAATGAATGCAATAGGCAAAGCAATGGTTTAAGAAAATTAGACAAAGATAAAGCAGACGTAGGGGATTTTGATATTATAGACTTAACAAAAAACCTTTGCGACAAAACCAAAGGCAGCATCTATATGTTCTGCGGCATCAATCAAGTTTCGACTATTCGCAAAACAATGATGAATGAAGGTTTGAGTACCAGAATTATTGTCTGGGAAAAGACAAATCCCTCTCCTATGAATGGAAATAAAATATGGCTAAGTGGAATCGAGTTGTGTGTATTTGGAAAGAAAAGCAAAGCAACTTTTAACCTTCACTGCAAAAACACGGTTTTACGTTACCCATGTGGAGTTAATAAAATTCATCCCACCCAAAAACCTATTGCGTTAATGAGTTACATCGTAAACGCAAGTACGAAAGAAGGTGATATTATTCTCGATCCTTTTATGGGCAGCGGCACTACTGCCATTGCCTGCATCAGGGAAAAGAGGAACTTCATCGGATTTGAATTAAACAAAGAATATTACGACAAGGCTTGCAAGCGTATTCAGCTTGAAATGGCGCAGCCGAGCCTATTCTAAAACATATAATTACAATGGAATTAAATAAGATTTATAATGAGGATTGCCTGGTAGGAATGAAAAAGATTCCGGACGCAAGTGTGGATTGCATTATCTGCGATTTGCCGTATGGCGTTCTCAATAAAAAGAGTGAGGGCGGTGGCTGGGATAGCATTATCCCGCTTGAGCCATTATGGAAGGAATATCTGCGCATAACCAAACCCAATGCAGCGATTATTCTTTTCTGCCAGGGAATGTTTACCGCACAGCTTATGATGTCGCAGCCGAAACTCTGGAAATATAATCTTATTTGGAGCAAGCAGCGGGTGACAGGCTTTCTGAATGCCAACAAAATGCCTATGCGCTCGCATGAGGATATTGCAGTATTCTATCGGAAACAACCTATATACAATCCTCAGATGGTTAAATGTGCGCCACATCAAAGGAACCATCGAAGGGGCGACGGTTCGCATAGTTTGAAGCGAGGTTGCTACGGCGATCATAAAGAAGTGCCTACTATCATATCAGATGAAAAATTCCCAAAGAGCATCATCTGCTTTGATAAAGAACATTCTGCAGATACCTTCCACCCTACGCAAAAGCCAGTAGCTCTTATCCAGTATCTTATATGTACTTATACAAATGTGGGGGGGTGCGTTCTTGATAACTGCATGGGCAGCGGCACTACTGCCATCGCCTGCATCAGGGAAAAGAGAAACTATATCGGCTTTGAATTAAACAAAGAATATTACGACAAGGCTTGCAAGCGCATCAAATTAGAAATGATGCAGCCTAGTCTATTTTAAATCTGCGAAATTATGGCAAAGATTATTTATTTTGGAACCAATGGATGTTCCGGACACTACCCTATCGGTATTGATATGACACTGACAGGAGAAGAGTATGGTAAATGGAACGAGTGTGATAATGAACTCTGGATGGAATTCATCCAGAAAAACCCAGGTCGCCACCTGATTCAACATCACGGCGAAACCTATACCAACTACGGGGTACCTTTCTCTGTAGATGAAGACAGAGTTGGAGACCATACCGAACTCTTCTGGGAGGGAATACACTCTGAAAAAGAAATAATAGAACTCATAAAGAGTAACCCATTCTTGAAACGACAATTTAAAATGTAAGCAACAATGATAGTAATAAAAATCAAAACATGGAAAGACTGGAAACAGGACTTTCTTAAATGAGTGCAAGCACCTCGGCGCAGTACTTGCAAGGAGTACGTAGATTATATGGAGACTTTACAAAATCAGGTTCTCTTCAAAATAATAAACGACACTTGCGATAAATACGGCAATATGCGTGAGGATCAAATTCAAGACATCACCGAGGCAGTCGAGAGATGCGTGGCAGAGTGTGCCAAAGAAACACGCAAGCTAATCGATGATTCCCAGCCCGCAAAATTTCTCTAAGACTGTAAAAAAGACCTGGCATATCTGCGGATTTCAAATCCGCAGGAACGCCTAACGGACGCAAGGACGCGGCTAAATCAACATACATTCAGGATAACATTTTTATTATTATGCAACAACCACATCTGATATACCTAACCAAATTCCAGCAGCAGTCATTGTATATGGCTGCGAAGGACGAAAGGGTGATTGCCGCAAGACGTGTTGGTAAAACCGACGGTCTTGTGGCTCCTTACGTCTGGATGGCTTCTAACTCTATGCCCGGTATGCTGGGAGCCTGGGTAGCCGTTTCCCGACAACAGGGATTCGGCAAGACTATTCCTGGTACCATGGCTGCCATGGAAAGAATGTTCGGCTTTACGCAGGGCATTCATTTCGGTTGGGGACGGCCACCGAAGCACGCTCGTGAGGCTATCTTTAAGCCGAAAAGCTATGACAATATTATTTGGTTTGCCAATGGTGCCCAGTGGGTACTTATCTCCCTCTCACAGACCGCAAGTGCCAACAGTTACACTTTTTCGGCGATGGTAGGTGACGAGGCGAGATTCTTCCCTTACAAGAAAGTAACCGATGAGTTGATGCCGGCGTTATCAGGCCAGACTCACCCTTTGGGAAACCTCAATTTTACCGATTACAATCCACTCTATAAATCGACAAGATTCCTGTCTGATGCTTCGCTTACTACCAAGGGCAGTTGGCTGGAGCGTGAGGAAGAGAAGCTTGACCTTACGATAGAATCAGGTAAATTCCAGGGCAAGACTTACAGATGGGTGCAGGAACAGTTGGAAGACTATGCCAACAAGATTATCCGCTACAACGACCTTATCTATAATGCCAAGAAAACAGGGCATACTCCACATGCCGTGCCGCCCGATTTGAGATTGATGGTGCGCGCCATCGCCCTCAAGATGATTAAGCACGAGGGTCAGTTTAAGATACTGCCAAATCACGGAAACAAGCTCACAAAAAACATGGTGGATATGGCGGTAAACTATAAGCTGGTGGATGCAGCGGATGCGGAACTCATCTATGATTACGAATATCTGTTTACGGAAGAAGAATGGTGGGAAATGCAGATGTTCGACAAGGCAGACAAGTTTCGAGACGAATATCTGAGAGAGCTTCGCCGTTCGGCATTCCTCGTTCGCCGTGCTTCTACCCTCGACAATGTGGACCTTCTTACAGAAGACTACATCCGAACCATGAAGCGAGATTTGCCTAATTACACCTTCATGGTCAGTATTTTGAACGTGAAAATCAAGAAGTCGAACGCTGGTTTTTATTCTAACCTGAATATAGATCATGTTCATGGTTACACCTGTGACGAGATAGACCCTCTGAGCCAAGCCAACTGGAGTATCAAGAAGGCTACGGGTATCATCGGTGGCAAGAAAATTACTTCAGAAAGCTATCAGCCGGATTTCAAGGAACTGTCCGAGAGAAACGACTGCCGTATGGATGCCGACTGCGTGAACGACCTTCCTCTCTATCTCGCATTTGACTATAACGCCAATATCAATTCCCTGGTGGTAGGTCAGGTATATCAGCGCGACGGAATGGAGGCAGTGAATGTTATCAAGAGTTTCTACGTGAAGAACGAGCGCAAGCTGCGTGAACTGGTAGATGATTTCTCGCATTACTATGCTCCAAAGAGAGCCGTGAACAGAGACGTGGTTTACTTCTACGATGCCACCGCCAAGCAGGGTGCATCGTATGCACTGACCGATGAGCGATTCTACCAGGCAGTGATTAAGGAACTGGAGCGCAATGGCTGGAACGTGACGGCCATAGATATGGGTGTGCCGGAGAAGCACGAAGTGAAGCATCGTATCATCAATAATGCCCTTGCCGGTATCGAATATCCTGCAATCCGCATCAATCAGACTCAAAACCCCGATTTGATTATCGCCATGCAGCTCTGTGAGGTGAGCATCGGCTATCAGGGATTCCGCAAGGATAAGAGCCAGGAGAAAAAAGCGGAGACGGAAGACAATCTTCCGTTGCAGCAGAGAACAGACTTCACTGATGCCTTCGACTCTCTATATTTGGGATGCAAGTTCTGGCGAGGAAATATCGGCTGGTTTGTACTGCCGGACGGAAGGAACGTATAACTAAATGTTGAATGCTAAATGTTGAATGTTGAATTAGGAATGAGGGGCGGGTGTCATCGCGACAGCCGCCCCTCTTGTTACTATAACCATAAACTAAAAACTAAGTTCAAAATTTTAATTCAAATGAGAACTAATTAATGAAGAAAATAAAATTCCCGCGTTTCACAACGAAGGAACTAAGACTTTAACAACTCAAAAAACTTGAATAAAATAATTGTAACTAAATACGTTTAGCATATTTTGATAAAACACTAGAAGAATCTTTTCTTTACACACACATTAGAATTAATGAAGAAATTAAAACCCCGCGTTTCACAACGAAGGGAACTAAGCGATTTTCGATAAGTAAAAAATAATCGTTTAACTTATAAAATATATCTGACAAAACATTAGAAGAATAAAAATTCTATTTACCTTAATGGCGATTTTCGCACTGTTCATGGAAGGCTGCAATGCAGTCATCTTTCTTATCTTTGCTCAGTGCATCCCATCGCTCCTGCCATTTGATTTCTTGGGTGTAGGCGGAAATGTAACAGATGGAACTGATAGGAATCACCATCTGCGTATAGTCTGTCTCTGAGTCTATGTATGTAACTCCTATCACCGTATCCTTCGACGTTGCATCAATCTCATCGCCTATATATGAATCCTGCACCAAAGTCTCAAAGGCTTGATTGTGGAGAGTGATGTATCTGCCATTATTAAAATGGATTTCAATAATGACCTCATAGAAATCACCCGAATCCTGATTCAGACTCTTTATCTGCTCTTCGAGCGATCCATACTCCTTTACATCGAAATTAGGTGCGCTATTTTGCATCCATTCTGCAAGGTCTTTCAACTCCCCCAGAAAATCATCTTGTTCCATTCCTGTCATATTTTTCTTGTTTGCAAAGTTAATTATTTAATTTGAAATAGTGGGGACAAAGGTAGTGACTAATCACTATCCATTAATCAATAATCACTATCCAATAATTACTATTCATTAATCACTAAAACTAAAGTTCCTTTACCAGCAGCAGACGGCCATTTTCATTCCTTGCCTTTTTCCGATAGCCAAGGCGCTGATACCACTCTAGGACGAAAGGCTTGCTGCCTTTATCATCCCACTCTAGCTGTGCCGACTTGCAGCCCAGTTTCTTAGCTTCCCGCTCTGCGGTCTCTATCAGGAGGCGAGCCGTTCCCTGCTTGCGGTACTTCTCATCTACCCAAAGGCAAAAGATGGCGCAATCGGCATACTGATAATACTCGTCTTTATAAGGTCCAGGCTTCGGTACCTCCACCTGTACGGTGCCGTGATGATTTTCATCCACGACAACAATCTTTTGAGATGACTCCCAATCTTGAATCTGTATCATAATATATTCTTTTTTATAAATCCTTAATGTCACTTGTTCTACTTGAAATGAATGGCTATCTTGCAATCAGAAAAGCCTACCAGCCTATGATGCCTGTTGAAAACACGACTGCGCGCTATGCTAAAGCCACACCATCTTCGGAATACTCGCGTGGATGGGGTGTCCTTGTACCAAAGCTGTACGTAATCGTACTGCCTAAACAGATACTCTTTTTCACCGCTAGCAGTTCTTCTTTCATCGAGAACTATAGATTTCTTCAATTCGGAATCATAAGATACGAACACTACGCTTATCTTATTTTCCATAATTGCATTGAACTCGGCTTGATTTACGTGTACCTGCAGAACCCCTTCCATATCGCTGGGAGGGGTAAATTTAGCTATGCTCATACGCTTTTTGCATTCATTTCTTTTCTAAGGTTGTTATAAAAATCCCTTGGGCAAATGCAATCCCAGAAGTTATCTGCTGGCGCATTGTATCTGTCGCCAAAGAAATCACAGGCACAGTTTACGCTTGTCTGATTGAAAGCGATTGCCTCTATATCATTTACGCTGTGAACCTTAATAAAGGCACTCAGTTTTTCGTATTGTTGTAGATATATACCTCCACACTCATCAGCGACAACCTTTAAGCATTCAAGATAAACGGGTATATCTTCGCCTAGAACCTTTGCAAAATCAAAGGTAGATCTGAACACCATCATTTCCTCATAAGTTAAGCGAAAATCATTCTGTAGGTCTTCGATTTCCTTTTTGGATGAAGAATAGATCCATCGGCTTACATATTCACCTTTTGCCAATGTTTCCTTCACCCCTTCCAGTTCCAGCGGTTTCCCATCAGCTCCTACCGGTACGTAAGACGGAAGGTATTTCTTCTCCAGATACATCCAGAGGTGAGGCATTCCACCCCAAGCATTGGGAACCTCTATCGCGAGTTTCCAGCACTTCTTTTTCTTCATTTTTACGTATATCTCAAACATGATAAAGCTTAGTTAATGATTAAATGTATCTCATCTTCGTAGTCCTTGATAATCTCTATCGGACGGAAATGCTTATCCAGGTACTTCTCGGGAACTTCATTCATCGGACCCTCAAACAAGGTCTGAATGTTGCGGGTATCGGGAAGAATAACATCAATGCTTACCTGACAGAACTCATCGATGATAGTGCCTACAAGGTCGCCTATCTTCAAAGGCGAAGGGTGTAGCTTCTTCTCCTCTTCATCACTGAAACAAGGAACGAATGGCTTTTTCTTCTCGCAAATCACGTAAGGAGTCACGATACTCTGATGCTTGGAAGCATCCTCTGTAAAACCATTATAATGAATGGTAACAGCGTTAAAGTTTCCAAGAAGGTTGATAGGGCAAGCCTGGATAATCTCAGCAAGAGTCGGTTTGAATAAAGCCGATGAGCCGAAAGTATGAACTGCCTCAAAACTAGGCAGCACGCTTTTCACTTCCTGGGGGTGTTCCTCATTATAGATAGGCTCATCCCAGATACAGGATTTACCGAGCACATCCTTAACCTTCGGATATTCCATAAGCAAAAACTTTTTTGCCTCCGAGTTAGAACGGAAGCAGATAACGCTGATGTCTTCAGCTATCTTTTCTATCTGTTCCTTTGTAAATTCAATCTTTTCCATAATCTATATTTTTTCTATTTTCCTGACTTACCTACGGGCAAATTACTTTTCTATCTGAGATAGACAACAACCCGATTAAAGTTAATGCCTACCGATGGAGTTTTCTTCTTCTCCTCGGGAGTTCCGTAACTATCCAGGGCAAATC